ACCACCAGCAAAAGAGGTGCTGTATGCCCAACATTCAATAGTGAAGTTTCCTGTGCCAAATGCAAACGGGCTTCCTGTTCCTGGGAATGTTATATAATCTGTTGTGCCATTGAAAGAACCACTGCCATAACTACTATCAATATTGTAATTCCATGGGTTTGAAAGTGAAACACCAGCATTACCTGCACCAGTTAATGTAAACCCATTTGATGAGTTATCAATAAATTTATTACTCTGACATGTCAATAAGAAAGTATTTCCATCAGATGATAGTGGTGAACTTGGTATTGAAGGTGTAGAAACATATCTTACATTTGTTGATATGCGTAAGTTTGACAAATATCCTAATAGAGGAGTTGCTCCATATCCAATAAGTGTGGCATTCGTAGCATCATTAGTTGCGGGTGTCCATCCAGATACACTAGAACCAGAAGATTGTCCGTTTATATAAAACGCTATTGTTTTTGTGCTTCCTGTGTATGTTATTGCTACATAATTCCATGCATTTCTCACTAAATGAGCACTAGATGCTTCACTCAATGGAGAGGCTGTATTATTGTAAAGTCTAACATTAACTATCTTATCATTGGTCGCTGAGTTAACAAATATTCTAAACCCATAACTATTTGTTGCACCTGAATTGCCTATTATGGTTGATGTTGTTATATCGGAATAATACATAAAGAATTCAACAGTCCAATCATTTCCATTATGCATCATTGCCCATTGAGTAGCAGTTGCACCAACCGTTATTTGGTCTCCAGTACCATCAAAATAATTACTATAATACCCATTTGTATTGTATGGGTGTAAAATACTTGGTTTGGTTAAACCAAAAACAGTTGATAAACTGTTGTTTGTACTATCATCTTTTGTGAAAATTGTTTTCTGTAAGCTAGGATTAGCACTCAATAATGATGTAGTATATTGGAAAAATACATCTGCAAGTTGAATAATCCAATTTAAATATAATTGTTTAGTTCTATTTGTTGTGTTTGATGTTGCTGTTACAATTGAACTGTTACTTCCTTCAACTGTTGGTGTTCCTGATATAACACCTGTTGATGAATTAATTGTTAAACCGGTAGGTAAACCAGTAGATGAATATGAAACACCATAACCTGCTGCTGATGTTGCAACAGAAGTTACATTTGATATTGCAGTATTTCCAACAACAGTGTATGTTGTGTTGTTTGCTGGCGAGGAGAAAGAAACAACATCTGTGTTTATTGTAAGTGAAAAAGAACGAACTGAATCTTGATTTTCTGCATCAGTTGCTTTTATTGTAAATGAATATGTTGTACTTGATCCATCGACTGGTGCAGTACCTGAAATAGTACCACCAGAACTTATTGATGAACCTGATGGTAAAGAACCAGAAGCCAAAGAATATGTAATTGGTGCATCACCTGTTGCAACAACCGTTGTATTGATTGCGGTTGTTTCATAAACAGAACCTAACGAGCCGGCGGCTGTAGTGAATGTTGGTAGGCCAGAATATACCAAACCTGGTACTAAAACACCTATGTTGCCAAGTCCATTGTTAACATAAATGGTGTAACTACCTGATGCTAATGCAGGTGCAGTAAAGGACAATCTCGTTGGATCAATATATGTTACTACTGATATGGTTGTGGTACCAACAAGAACTGTTGCACCTGGTAAAAAACCAGAACCGTTGAGTACAATAGTTTGACCGCCAGCTGGATCAACAGATGTATCATCCAATGGAACATAAGAACCATCTGTGATAGTAAAAGATGTAACTGTTGGTATTAGATAAGTTTGTTGATTGAAATGTTCACCAATACCTAAAATACCCACACCATCACGGGCTCTCTTGCCTCTAGAACCTGAATTAATCATTAAGAAATTTCCTCAAACGAACATATCGCTTGTAACCTACTATTATTGCCTGCTGTTAATCGTAATGCATCTCCTTCTAGAAGATACAAAGATAGTGTTTTGTCTATTGCAGTGAATGATGTGTCGGCCAAAACAGAAACTGTACTTACAATTTTGTATGCAGTTGTATTTCTATATAAATCCACGGTAATATCCGATGCATTTGTGCCATCAATATTGGAAATAATTAGAGTGTTTATTTTGTAAACTTTACCACTTGATGATGGGTTTTCAACAATTGCTGTTGCAGATGTAGTTATAGATTGTACTGCTGTATTTCCACTGATTGTTGATACATTGACTATGTTTGGATTTGCCATTTTTATTCCTTAAATGCCAAATATTATTGACATTGCAATAGATTTTCCTGTGGAAACTCCACCACCTGATACAGTATTTATTACTGCATTTCCACTTAATGTAGTTACTTCAACACTTGCACCATTTTCAAATGTAGAATTAAAAGTAATTATGTTGTTTGCTACTGTATATGTATTTCTCTGTTGTGTGATACCATCAACTATAGCAGTGACAAAATTTTCATCTGGTGGGTTTGCACTTAGAGTGAAAGTTGTAGTAGAACCATTTGCGGTAAATTGGTCTGTGTATACCGACAATGCATTATTTGATACAAGTCCATATGTTGTGTTTGCTTTGTCAAATGCCGCATTTGCAGTGTCTCTAGCATATGCATCTGCACTACCTGTATTTGCTTGTGCAAACGCCGCATTGGCTTGTATAAAGGCTGCATTGGCATATTGAGATGCGCCTGCTGCATTATCTGTAGCAGTATTGGCTTGTATAAAAGCACCATTGGCATATAGAGAGGCACCAGCTGCATTTGATGTTGCTGTATTTGCTTGCCCGTATGATGAATTAGCATAAGAACCGGTTGTATTTTGCGAATCATAGGCTGAGTTGGCTTGTACAAATGCAGAGTTTCCGGTCAGGTATGCCGAGTTGGCATAAGAACCTGCCGTTCTTACTTCTTTGTTTGATTGGTCGCCTATGTAAGTAAACTTCATATCAGGTTATTTCTAATAAACTCACAATAACATCTGCTGCTGATGTGTCACTGGTTGAAACTTTAATAATATCGTTTGCTTCCAAAACTAATTTCTGTTCACCACCTATTGTGATTAGTGAATTGCCTGGATCAATTGATGCCATCTTCACCATATAATAATCTGAACCACCAGAAGTTACTATAACATTTGCAGTTATACTGGTGTTCAATATGTTTGCGATTGTCATACCAATAACAGTGGTAGACACACCCACACCTGCTGTGTAGATGGTAGTTGGTGATGTTCCGACTGCTGCTTGTAGTTGATTTTTAAAAGTATTTGCCATTTAAATTTCCTTATCCTCTATTTATTTCATCAACTAAAGGCGATTGTGAAAGCAACAATATCAGCATTTACATCTAGTGCAGTTGTTCCTGTATTTGCTTTTGCATAGGCCGCATTTGCTAAAATTAAAGCACTGTTGGCATACAAAGATGCACCAGCGGCATCATTAGTTGCTGTATTGGCCTGAATATAAGCTGAATTGGCATAAGAACCTGCTGAATTGGCAAACGAAAATGATACATTCGCATATGTACCTGTAGTATTTTGAGAACCATATGCTGAATTGGCTGCAATGAAGGCCACATTTGCATAAAGACCTGCTGAATTGGCAGCTTCAAATGCAGCTGCAGCACTTGCTCTTGCAGTCGTGTCTGTTGTACCACCACCGCCACCAGATAATAAATCACTACCGACACCCGCTGACGCAGCAGTCAGGTCAATGTATGCGCCTCGAGCACTACCACCTTGTTCAAAGAATCTTAATCTGTTTTGCCATACATCAATTGTTACACCTGTGCCACTCAAAGTCGTATTACTAACAGCTTTACCTAAAAGTATTTCACCACCTTCATCACCACCAACTGCCAATACTGTTAATTTACCACTACTGCCAATTAACAAATCACCATCAAATGTAGTACCACTTGTATTTGCAAGTGCGTTGTTCGCTTTGGTGAATGCTGCGTTTGCTTTGTTAAAAGCATAACTAGGATCACCACCTGATGTTGCATTGATTGTGATTGTTTTTGTGGTGGTATTAGTGCTGATTGTTATGTTATCACCAGCAACAAAAGACAAGGTGTCTGAACTACTTCCTGCAAATATTAGGGAGTTGTTTGAGTTGATTGTGTCAAACGAGAATTGGTTGGAGATATAAGATGTACCACCACCACTATTCTTATAATACAGTTTACCATCGGCGTAGTTAAGAGCAAGTTCACCATAAGTTAAACTTGTTGGTGTGTTCCCTGTTACGCCTGATTTTTTTAACTGTATTGAGGTGTTTGACATTTACTTTAAAAACTTCCGCCATCTTTGATGATACCTAAGTCCGTGACTGTAGTTGCAGTCTCGTCTGATTTATTTAGCACATCAATTTTTTTGCGTTTGGCAGGAGGTAATTGTAAATAGTCAATCTTTGAATTTAGTTCTTCAATTTGTTTTAGTAAACCATCAACAACATTTTTGTGTTGTGTATTTAGTGTTTCAATTTTACCATTATTTTGTGAACTAATCTCAACAATTTTCTTCTCATAATCATTACGAACCGACATAGTTTCTTCTCGGGCTTTAATTAACTCACTTTTAAATGTGTCAACATGAGTTGCCTGATTCTTGATACTGTCATAATCACGGTATGTGTTTTGTAAATTGGATATATCGGTATTTAATTTCTGTATCGTTTGTTCGTGTGCAGAAATTTTATCCTTTAAATCCTTAATTAGATTACTTTCAGATAAGCTATTATTATTTCTAGCTTCAATGAGAGCAGTTTCTAATTCTACTTTAACTCCATTCAATTCTTCAAGTTTTTTAGAAAGGTCCCCGATTACTTCATCGGAGACCTTTGCATTTGCTTGCATAGAAACATTACGAATAACACAATCAGTCAATGAACTTGTCAGTGTTTCAATATAATGATTCAAATATTTTTCATTACCCATTTCAAACTCCTATTATGTAGAATAATTAATTATATAGTCAAGTTAGAATTGACCTCCATCAAGTGTTGTTGTCCATACTGGAACACCTGCATTGGTTGTTGTAAGTATCTGGTTAGACCATGTTTGGTCTGATGTACCGGCCGCAGCAGTAACACCCATTGCACTTGTGCCTGAACCATAAACGATACCGTTTGTAGTAAATGTAGAAGCACCTGTACCGCCTTGTGCAACAGTCAATCCAGAGATATCTGAAGCAGTTGCAGCACTTACACGGCCGTATGCGTCAACAGTCAATGATGTGATTGTCTTTGCAGCACCTAATGTACCAGTCAATGTGTAAGTAACATTAGCAACTGTTTGAATTGCACCAGTACCATTGCCAACCAACATCTGGCCAGCAGACAATGATGATGCACCAGTACCGCCTTGTGATACTGTTAGACCGGAAATGTCAGCAGCAGTTGCGGCTGTTACACGACCATAGTCATCAACTGTTAGAGAAGTAATTGTCTTAGCAGCACCTAATGTACCAGTTAATGTATAACCTGCATTAGCAATCTGTTTCAATCCGCTGGTGCCATCACCAATAACTAATTGACCAGCAGTAAATGAAGATTGTCCTGTACCACCTTGGCTGACTGTTAGACCGGAAATTGAACTGAATGTTGCAGCAGTCACACGACCATAATCGTCAACAGTCAAAGAAGAAACTGTACTGTTTGATGCGCCACTGCCTGTTGCAGTATATGTGCTGTTTGCAAGTGTTGATAATGCACCTGTTCCAGAACCAATAAGAATTGCACCATTTGTGAATGAACTTGCGCCAGTACCACCTTGTGATACTGCTAAATCTGTAGTTAATTGCAACTCAGCAATTTTTGCAACAGTAGAAACTTCTAATGTAGATGTTGTGATTGCTGTAGCAAGTATGTTTGCATGTAAGTTTGCAACATGGAAACCATTACCTGAAATGTCAATAACATTACTATCTGGTTCAACATTGTAACTGTCAAAAATGTAGAAGTCTTTATCACCTGCATGACGAATCAAACCGGCATGTAGGTTAGCAGAACCGTTGTTGTAGTTACCAACAAAACCAATATCGACTGCATCACTTACATAGTTTCCGCCAGCCAAGTAAATTAATGGGTCGGTAACTTCGAATGTGCTTACATTAACAATAGTTTCTGTACCAAGAACATTCAAGTTACCACTGACGGTTAGGTTACCATCAATAGTTTGATTCAAAGAAGCAGTATTTGCACGAACAACAGTGTTATCAACATTAATTGTAATTGTGTTATCTGTAACTGCTGATGTTAAACCTGCGCCGCCAGCAACTGTTAGTGTGTCGGATGCAAGGTTAACTGTGTCTGTACCAGAATCACCAGCAATACCCAACGCAGTAGAGATTGTAGTTGAGTTGGCAATGGCCATAATACGGCCGTTTGCTGCAACAGTAACAATAGGTACAACTGATGCACCACCATATACGCCGGCACTTAGACCAGAAACTGTATTAAGAGAGGCATTTAATGTAACAGCAGCGGTACCATCAAAACCAACTGCTGAGGCAGTAATATCACCACCTGAAATGTCAAAGTTTCTTGAGGTTAATAATTTGGTAGCACTATTTGCGTTACCATATAATGCACCAAAGAAACCGTTATTCTCATCCCGTTTAACTAATGTTGAGGCAACATTAGCTGCGGTTGCAGAATCTACAGTGGATGTATAGAATTGGCCACCAATATTAAAGGCACCAGTACCGTCAGCTGTACCAAAAAATAACGTATTTGATTGGTATGAATACGCTAATTCACCAGCTTTCAGTGAACTAGGACGTCCTGTACTACTAGAACGTTTAATTAAAATTGATGTATTTGCCATTTCTCTTCCTTATAAGGGTTAGATGTTATAATTATCCTGTATTTATTAAAAACTGCCGCCGTCAAATTCTACGGGTAATGTTTCTGTAACAATTTGTGTAATGTATCCGTTACCTGCAACAGGTATAACCGCATTATTACTATTACCAATGAAAAGTTGATTCGATACAAAAGAATATGCCAATTCACCGTCAGCCAAACTTAATGGTGCCGTGTTAGCATATGACCTTAATATCTGAATTGTTGTATTTGCCATTAAAAGAACCCTGAATCAGAACCAGTAAAGGCAACATATGATACTGAATTTGATATAACTTGTTGCAATACAACAGGATTCAATACACCATCAGTTGTATTTGCGGTTGTAATACCACCTTGTTGTGTAATAACGATTGCTGTTGGATGTGGAACATCAATTGAAGTTGGAGGTACAAATGCAATAGAACCTGATGTTGCATCAGCTTTAATGGCCATTGTTCCTAGTGTAATTGTATTGCCACTTAGAAACAAAGACTTAAAACGCATATCTGGTGCACCTAAATCATACAGTTCATTTTCAGATGGAACTAAATCACCATTTATTTTTGGTGTTGGAGTGACTTCAAACCCATTTGTGTTTGCATTGTACGCAACAAAATCACCAGTACGAGAGAATGGTGGTATTCTTAAGTCGGAAGCATCTGCTAATTTAGTTGTTCCGTAATTGATTGATTGTACCTTCGTGGTTGTCTGTTGACTACCAGTGCGTACTTTGATTGTAGTTGGCGCATTTACTGTTACTCTAGTCATAGTAGACCCTTAAAATACAGTAACTCTAGGCAAAACGTTTACAATTCCTTCTAAAACTCTAGTCACATTATTTGATGAACTTTTAATAGCAACATCATATACATATCGTCCTGCTGGTATGTTTGCTGTGTTAGCAGAACTAATACCTAAAGATATTGTTCCGTCTGTTTCTGGTTCAATAATAGTAATTATAAATTCACCGGTTGTATTGGTGGAATAATATGATTTTCTGATTTGGCCTTTAGCAACGAAATCAGTTAAGTCAAAAGGATTACCGTTTGCATCATCTAATGTTATTGATGTGACAAAATCGGTACCTTGTTCCAAAAATAATTCTTGATATCCAGCTGCCATGGTTTTTTACTGTTAAAATTGTTATCCATTATTTAGTAATAATGGAATAGAGTTTACCACTCAACGAATACACCACCGCCGCCACCGCCTCCGCCACCACCAGCAACACCAGTATTTGGTGCAACTGATAATGTTTGTCCATTTCCACCAGCACCTCCTGAAATACCACCACCTGCACCACCAGTTGCATTATTTGATGTTGAACTTGAACCTGCAAATCCTAATCCGCAGGTGATTGTACCACCTAAATTTGTCAATGTGCCGTTACCTGTACCACCAGCACCACCGCCAGAAAGACCGCCGCCGCCTGCACCGCCAGCACCTAGTTGAATATCTACACTGCCAACAGTACCTGCTCCAATTGGTGAGAATTTAGATAATAGTACAGCACCAGTAACATAAACATCACCATTTGACGGTGGTGGTAAATTACTTGAACTGCGTAATGTACCGCCAACACCACCAGATGCAACAACATAATTACCGAATGAACTGGAACCACCGTTATAACCTTGGATTCTACCTGCACTAGACGCATAACCACCATCACCGCCGGCACCGACTGTGACATTTATGGTTGATCCTGGTGTAAGACCAGATACGATTGCTTGTCCTGCACCGCCATTGCCACCGTTGCCGCCATATCGTGTATCGCCAGCACCATATGTACCACCGCCACCACCGCCTCCGCCACCCCAAAGGGTAACTTTAACACTTGAAACACCAGCAGGTACAGTAAATGTTCCACCTGATTGAAATAATTGATAACGGGGACCTGAATAACTTCCACCACCATCTGCTGATATTGGTGTGTAACCTAAAGCACTGATAATATCAGTGTTACTTAAAGCAACATTTGCAGCAGTTGTAATACGACCTTGTTGGTCTACAGTTACAACGGATACTTTACCTGAACCGCCATATGTTCCTGGTGTGACTGTTGTATTTGCCAACTGACTTGATGAAATATTGCCAGTTAATTTAGATGTAGCAACACTTGCGATTTGTGCATTGGTAATCAAACCACTGATACTTGTATTTGAAAGTGTCAGAGAAGCATTAGCTGCATATGTCAACCTACCTTGTTGGTCTACTGTGATTACTGGTGCAACACCAACACCACCATATGTTCCTGGTGTTACTGCTGTGTTTGCAATTTGGCTGGCAGATACATTACCTGTCAAATAAGAAAAGTCTAACTGATTAAATGACATTACATTTTTCCTTTAATTTCTGCAATTTCCGCTTTCAATTCTCTGATGGCTTCAAATGCTAACGCACATAATTTTTCATAATCAACTGCAAGTGTACCGTTTGGTTTTGTTCTGACGGCAATTGGAAATGCTGCCTGTACATCATTCGCAATAACACCAAAATCTTCTCTACGAACAAAGTAACCATCTTCACCACCACGACTATCAATATATTCGTCAGTCCAATCAAACAATTTACCACCAATTGCATCGACTGTATCTAGTGCATTTGGAATAGAACGAACATTTTGTTTGAATCTAATGTCAGATGTATAGTAAGCAGTGATATCGTTTGTTGCACGAATTTCACCAGCAGTTCCTGATGCAGCAGTACCAACACCTAGAGAATTAACTTGATAATTGTTACTTGTATTTAATCCATTTGCTGTTGTTGCTGTTGTTGCTGTTGTTGCACTATCAGCTGTAGTAGCACTGCCAGCAGAACCAGCAGTAGTAGCATATGATGAATTTGCAACAAACATAGAAGTTTGTGCAGTCCAAACTGGAGCGCCTGCACCACCACTTGTTAATACATAACCTGCTGTGCCAACTGTTGTGAATCCGGTTTGGTCAGTACCTTTTTGATATAACACGGTGCCTGTTTGTCCACCAATAACATTTCCTGATAGTGATGAAGCGGTGTTTGCTTTAGTGAATGCTGCATTGGCATAAGAACCTGCTGCAATACCTGTATCATATGCTTTTTTAACTGCGTTTGGTGTTGCTGCACGACCATCAGAAACACCAGATGTATCCGCAACACTGTCTATAAGTGCAACAGCACCTGGTTGAATCACATATTCTACGACCACATTATTGGTACCAGCTGGCGGTGCAATTGTGAATGTTAATTGAGCACCTGTTGCTGAAAATATGGTTGGATATTGTTTGGTTCCATTTACATATATGCCAATTGTATTTGCACTAGAAACTGAACGAGACAAGTTGAAAATTGTTTGTGAACCAGTACCATTAAAATATTCATACTCTAATGTAACACCAAAAGTTGTCTGATTGGTAACTGTAGTAACAGTTTGTGTTGTTACACCTGTGACACGACCTTGAGCATCAACAGAAATAACTGGATAAGCAGTTGGTGAACCATAAGAACCTGCTGTTACGGTTGTGTTTGCTAATTGTGTTGCAATAATTTTACCAGTAATTTGTGTGTTAGCAATACTTGGTGTGGCATTGGCTGCATATGTCAACCTACCTTGTTGGTCAACAGTAACAACTGGTATGACAGTTGCACCACCATATGTACCTCTTGTTACGGCCGTATTGGCCAACATCGAAGGTGTTACTTTTGTTGTCATTTATTATTTTCCTTTGGTCAATTCTTCAATCTTGGCTTCTAGTTCTACAATTTTTTGTGCCATTTTAACACATGCGGCTAATGCAGCATTACCATATGCAACAGAAAGATTGCCTTCTGCATCAGACATAACTGCTTCTGGCATAAGTTTTTGTAATGATTGAGCACCAACACCAACTTGAGTTTCACCTGTATCAACTCTATCATAGGTACCAGATTTAACTTTAGCAAGTTCTTCTACAAAATTATTCTGAAGAACTTGCCAATTAGTTTTGTTTCGTTCATCAGAGTATGCCGTTACATTACCTCTTGAAACGAAGTTACCTGATGTATCTGAAGTAAATCTATAAGTGGTTGCCCCGTCAGTTCCACCACCTAAACGGAATGTACCATCAGTATCTAAACCCATATTTACTGAAGACAAATCACTTCTTCTAAAAGTCATGGTTGCAGCTGTTGTTGAACTACCCAAAGCAATAAGATTGCCTGATATTGATGTTGATCCTACTGACAATCCTGAAGTAAAATAAAATGCATTTGAAAGTGTTGCGCCAGATGTATATACACCATTAGTTACTGTGTCAGCATTACCAGCAGTTGCTGCTTTGCCTGAAATATTAATACCCCAAGTACCTGTATTAGTAACAACTTGTGTTCCATTTGAAAATAGGTTTGCACCTGGCATTAAATAATTTGTGCCATCAAATCTTATGAATTTACTTCTATCACCAAAGAAGAAAGTACCTGATGTGGATGATGTATTTGAAGTTATTTCTTTCGCATATGTGTTTGCAAATTGAACATCTTGTGTTGTTCCTAATCTTGCAGTATTCAATGTACCAGTAGTAATATTACTTGCATTGGTTGTATCTGTAGTTGCCGATGTGGCCAAACCAGAAACAGCAGAATAAGAAATTGCAATTGCAACAGAGTTTGCAGAAGTTAAACGACCTTGTGCATCAACTGTGAAACGAGGAACATGAGTTGCAGAACCATTTGATGCTGCTGTGACAGTTGTTGATGCTAATTGTGTTGCAGAAATTGTACCAGTAAGTTTACTGGTTGCAAGTGATGTAATCCAAGAAGGATTAGAATAACTGCCGTTGTTATAAACACCATTCGTTACTGATCCTGCATTACCAGAAGTGTTAATTGAAAATGTTTGACTAGAACCTAATAGGTTATTAACAAATTCCGTTGTTGCAAATGTGTTATCATTTGTAGTTGTTGCTGCTGTTAAACCATAAACTGTACCAGTAAATTCACCTCCAGATAATGGAGCTTTTCTAGTTTCTAAGTCTTGTATTGCCAATTGAATAGTATTAGCAGAACCAATAATGCTACCAAAAGGTGCAGTAAATGTAATATTGTTTGCATAATATGGATTTAAAATATATCCATCAACTTCAATCAAAATTTCATCACCAGGATCTGGTGCTTCAGTGAAAATAATAGTTGAGTTTGAACTATTTGCGGAATAATTGCCTTCAAATTGACGCAAACCATTAATGTATGCTCTCAATTGTGTTGTGTTATTGAATGTTGGTGTGGTGAATTTTGTATTTGCATCATCACCATAATAGGTCAATCTTGTAGAATTGATTGTTGTTCCTGGTGCGGTACCGCCATCACCACCACCTGTTGGTGCAGCCCAAGAGAAGTTACCTGGACCACCAGTTGTTAGAACATAACCTGCGGTTGTACCAGTTGGTAACAAGTTTGTTAATGCACCTGTTGCTGATGTTGCACCAGTACCACCTTGATTAATAGGTAATGCATTAGTTAATTGTAATCTTGCAAATGTTACATTTGCAGTTGTTTGTAAGTCTTGTGGTGTACTGATTGCAAAATTATTAGCAGTCGTTGCAACAACAGTAACACCATTGTTACTTGTAAATGATACTACACCACCGTTTGGAGTAACTGAACCTGTTGTTCCAACAAATGTATTTGATGATGTGTTAGCTTGTGCATAGGCAGAATTGGCCTTAGTAAATGTTGGTGCAATTTGTGGACCAACATTGTTTGCAGCATCAAATGCTGAATTGGCTTTAACAAACGATGAGTTTGCATAACTTCCAGCAGCAACAACCGCAGATTGTAAGAATGTATTTGCTGCGGTTATAATATTATTCAGATTGTTCGCCGCACTGGCTGTTGCAACTGATGTTGTACTTGTAGAAGTTAATGTAGAATCTAAATGCTCATTTGTAAGAATTCTGTAATATATACCGCTTGTTACATTTTTAATATCAAAATACTTTGATGTTTCTTTCCAACGAATGGAAGCATCTGTACCTGTGACACCACGGTCTACTGTGTACTCAGCATCTGCCGCTTGGTCTATGTCAGAATTCAATGCAAATGAATCTGAGGTATAAACTGTTGTTCCTCTAACAACAAAATTACCACCAATAGAAAATTGGCCTTCAGATGTTATGTTGTTTACAAACAAGTTGGCATTATTCGCATCAATCAACTCAGTGATTGTAATTTTTGGTGTAGTTACAACTGTATTGGCAGTGATATTTGTGCCAAGAACATCAACAGCACCAACACTACTATTAGCTCTTAAAACATTAGTTATAGTTTCATTTGTAACAGAGATTGTTGAAGTGTTAACTGTATTGTTTGCTTGCAAATTTTTTGTATAAACAGTTCCAGTTACAGAAGCATTACTGGTATTTGTAGATGTATTTGCTTGTAACACATTTGCATAAACAATATCAGAACTATTTAAATTAGTTGTTGAAATATATGGTGAATCAATAGATGTATTTGACTCTAAAGTATCTGAAATGATTGCACCAGATGCAGTTAAATCAACTGTACTTACAATTGTATTTGCTTCTAATATATCAGTGTATGTTGTACCTGTTACGGAAGCTGTTGCAGTATTTGTGGAAGTATTGGCTTCCAATATATTTGTATAAACTGTACCAGTTATGGAAGCATTAGCGGTATTAACTGAACTATTTGCTTGCAATAAATCCGTAAATGTATTCCCTGTTACAGACAATGTTGCGGTATTAACTGATGTGTTTGATTGTAAATTTTTTGTATAAACTGTACCAGTTATGGAAGCATTACCAGTATTGGTAGAAGTATTGGCTTGCAAAACATTTGCGTATGCTGTGCCAGAAACAACTGATGTTACTGTAGATGTGGATATATTAGCTCTCAAGTAATGTGTATGTGTGAAATCTGAAGCAGAAACTGTGGTTGCACTGATGTGTGCATTTGCTTCTAATGTATTTGTATATACATTACCAGTTACTGATAAGGTTGCAGTATTTACACTTGAGTTGGCTTGTAAGTTATTTGTAATTGTATCATATTTTATAGTAGTGTTGCCACCAATATAAGCACTATTAGAAACAGATAAACCTATACCACTTCCTCTTGCGACCAACAAACCATTGATGTTTGCCTGACCGGCATTTGTTAAACCTAATTCAGTGTTGGAGAAATATACTTGGCCTTCAACAGTTAAGTTATTTTCGATTGTTGCAGATGAACCAACACCTTGAACCAACAATTCTTTTTGTATGACAACCGAACCTGTTGTCTGTAGTGCTACTGCTGTTGATTCGTTAAGGTAAAGTGTACCAGAATCTTTGGTGTAATTGTCGGTTGCAAGAATATTGTTCTCATTAATGAGAGCATCCGTTGCAACCATCCATTCACCAAATGTATTGGCATAACTTAATGAGGAAACTGTATTAGCCATTTGAACCTTTATCCATTAGTTGTAACAACAGAGATTTGATTTCAGATACATCATTCTTGATGCTTTCCACTTCTGTCTTTACTTTATTTATTTCGTCTTTTTGTGATTTCATCATACGGACTTTATTATAGTAATCATTTCTTGCATGGTCATCATTGTTAATAAGTCCCATACTGTTGCTATCTCTAACAAAAGGGGTGCCTGTAACTTTAACCAACATATCAAATGCCTGTTCCAGCTGGTAATGCCAATGCACGAATGTCTGTTATTATAGGAATAATAGTACTATCAGCGGAAGACATTACAACTTTGATTGCAAACTGACTGAATTGACTATATGTTTCACCAGTTTCACTTGTGTAAGAAATGAAATTATCAGCCTTACCTAAAGTTCCTGGCGCACACTCAAACTCAATCAAATTTGTTTTTGATTGTGAGTATGCGTTTTGGTTTCCAACTTGAGTCATCAAGTTCCAATTTGCATCATCAAAATCTTGTGTGTCGTTACGATTTAGAATTTTGTAATATACATCCACTCTTGTGCCTAGTGGTTTGTATGCGGTATAGAACACCCTCAAATCACCAGAATCATTTTCTGGAGTCAACACAACTTTCTTAGTGAAATACTTGGCATAAGAATTACCACCTTTTGGTGATGTTTCACCAAATACAACCGCAGTAGCCTGTGTTGTATTGGCACCATAAATGGTAATTGTTGGTGTTGTAATGTAACCAGAACCTGGATTAATAACATATAAGGAAGAAACAACATTTGATGTTCCGTTGTTTGCAACATTTACACCCAATGTTGCTTGGTTTGATCCAATATCTGGTGCAGAAATTTCTGCTATTGTATTTGCTGCATCATCATAACCTGCACCAACTTCAACCAATGAAATTACATTATTTTGTATTTCCATATTGTTAATAATATAACGAATATTGTATACAGATACACCATCATCTGAAATGATTGGAGTTACACTGTCATCAGTTGATAATAGTGATGCTGATAATTTAAATGAAGTATTACTTTCTTTCAAGAATACTCTTTGTCCTTGTCCATCATCAAAATCTATGTTCTCAGGTGTTGGCGAACCTAATTTTCCAGGAGATACTTCAAATGGTCCTATAACAGAATTGTCCTCTGCAAGTGTTGCTGAGTAACTATAGTTAATTCCTGTCGCAGCAGGTGTGAAATCTGTTGTGGTCAAATTAACTGCGTCAGACCAAGTAGTGTCGGAGAAATTGCCATGCAAATTGCTGACATTATTTGCATCCAATAAATGTTGAATGTCATTTGAACCAATTTTTCTATATGGTAAACCTTTTTGTAATGTGAAATCAATTGTTGGATTTTTAGATGTATCGAATACACATCTATCAATAACAAACATCATATTTTTTGTTTGGTCAGCAGTCCATGTTATTGAGTTTTGTGATTCAAATAATGCACCAACATATGGTGAAGCACCAATTTTTGTTGGGTTTGTTGGATTTGCATCGGTTGGTTTCTCTTTTGCTGTTGATAAAACAGCTGTTGAATTTTGTTGTGCATAGTAAACTTGGTAATCAGGTGAACTGGTTTCCAACATAAATGCATACAATATACCAGGTTGAATGTATACTGGTGCTTCAAAAACAAACTCAGTATATGTGGAAGAATCCAAATAGTGTGGTGTTTTAGATGTAACAACTTGACTTGAACTTAAAACAACTGTTGAATGATCCAATCTTTGACCATTAGGATAACCATTCAATGTATTAACAATAGATAACTTAACTGGTACATCTGTTGTTGGTTTAGAATAGAAAAATACTTTGATTGATTTAAGGAAAAGACCATTTGGGAAATTGTCTTTTTGTATAATGAAAGACTGTGCAACAGGATCTCCAGGAAGTTGCCTTGTAATCACTGTTGTGCTTATTAATTGATTGTTTCTTTGACCAACTTGCGTAAAAGAAGATGCAGCAGAATCAATTGATGGTGAAAATTCTAATTTTTGAGAAGTTGTTGCAAGTCCAGATGCAGTAAATGTTGCTTCTGCAAAAGTCGTTGCAGTTGTTGGTTGAGATGGAACACTTCTATTATCTACACGAAATACTCTTTGTCCTGTTTGAAATACACCTGATGGTACATTAAAGATACCAACAAAATTACCACCCTCATCTGTAGACAATTGAGGTAATCCTGTTCCATTTTTAATAGCACTAGAGACATTCGTGATGTTACCAATTAAACTGTATTGTGAGGTTAAGTCACCAACAGATTCATTGTGGCCTAGTGATATATTCACACCTTTGTCGAGTGTGACTATACCAGTATCTGCATCGTAAGCTGTTACATTAGCTGTGTAGGTCGAAACACTTTGAATAATTTGTGCTGGTGATATTTTGTATGTATATGCCATTTATTTTTTCCAAGTAATCTATTATTTATTGTTGATAATACAAGCAATTTTTCCAACCAGTTTAAATATTGTCATCACAGTTTTTCGTGTGTTTGGACTTGTATCATCTTTGAATGCTTTGACCAGTAAATTATTCACAAGACTGACATTCAATTTGCCGAATGTGTTGTTTATTAGATAAGCACCATATGATGTATCTTTTCCGGCAGAAATACATGTGTTCAATACCGTTTCGACAATATCGTTAGTCACAACTTCTTTTTCTAACATCAATCTCAACACCCCACCATCACCAATGATTGTTGTTGTTCCATATCCATTAACTGTATATGTTCCATCACCATCGGTCCATAGGTTATAAACCATTTTGCCTTCTGACGGAGAAACTTTCACTGGATCAATTTTTTCCATTTTACCTAACCATGGATAATAATTTTCTACCACCTTAGGATCAACAGCAGACAATTTACCATCAATATACAAAGGATGTTCGATAGTCGCAAACGGTTCAAAATCTTTTGATGGTGTGTACAGTGAACCAAAATTTGTATCCAAAGCTTTTTCGACAAAAGTAACTGTATTCAATTCAGTTTTGTTTTTGTTCCACACTTTATCGCCAATTTTAATATCAACAATTTTCTTTTTACCAGTTATGGTATCAACAATAGTTTCTGATGTAAAGCAATTTGAACCGCCGCCACCTCCACCACCACTAGATGCTTTAGGTGCAACATATGTGGCTGTTTCGGTAATATATTCTTGTATGAATTTACTTGTTATATTGATTTTTGCACCAACATAATAATCATCAATGTTTGTTGCTCGTGAATCTAATTTCAATCTAGTCACACCAGTAAACCAAGCACCACCTTGAGGCAAAATAATTTCCTGTGCAACTGAATCGTAATTTAAATTTGGAGGATTTGTTGACTGGAATACAATTTTGCCTTTTGGATCTTTAATAACCAAAGCAAATCCAGAAGAACCTGTATTTGAACCAGTAACAGTCCAAGACAATGTTCTAGTATTTAAATTAGTAATATTTAATGTTGCGGTAGTTACAGTTTTTGGATCACTAGATGTAACAATTGTGGTTGTATTAGATTTAACAGTTGCTGATCCTGTTGAAGAACATTGAATTGTATATGTTCCTGTTTCTGGTGGTGCATACACAAATGAAGCTGAATAACTTGCAGTGTGTTTTAAATCACCCCAAACACCATATTGATTTAAGAATGTACCCCAATCATGACTGTTTTTTACCCTATAGATTTGTAAATTAGGCTCATTGTTAGCAGTGTAACTTCCACCAATGCCACTAATTACACCCGATGTTGATAAAGGAATAACAGAATCATCAATTGTACCATTTGCGGTTGTGCCACTATAAACACCACTTGAATCGAATGTAGCATTTCTAATGGAGTTTGTTGGTGAATAATTTGGTGCACCAAGTAAGTTAGCAACATACAATCTAACTTTTGTTGTGTTTGGATATTTGTATGTTGAAACTACACGAGCTGTTGGATAAAATTTATTTGTGTAAAAGAATCCAACAACATCATCTTCATTGAATGTACCAGTAACATCTTTCAACTCAATTGTATTTGGTGTTTGAATGTATTGGCTAACATCTTGACCATCAAAGTATGCGTTTACTGGAGTGTTAACCAATAGGCCTTTAGCTTTGAAAACAATTTGTTGTGCTCTGATATATGGAAGAACAGCAATATTGGTCAGATAACCATTCTCACTTCCAATTGTAGAAGAAACTTGTGAATAACTTCCTGAAGTAATATTTCTCAGTTGGTCAGCATAATTTTTTGTGGTAGTTGTTACTGTTCGTCCACTTGTAGATGAACTTGATGATGAACTAGAAGTTCCTGGAATTGTTGCAAAATCTCCAGCATTTAAAATGTTTACACCATTTGTTTCTTGGTATACTTCGATAGAAGGATCAACCACAACAATGGCTGGTGCTTGAGTGTTATCAACCCAATTGTCCATTGGAGGGTTAAGTCTAGCAACACCTTCATAAATGGCAACACCAAATGGATTCAAACTAACTGTGCTTGATGCTAGTTGTTGAATAACAACATTTGAACTTGTGTAAGGTAGAGTAAATACATTCGTGTTAGTACCAGAAATGCTTGAAATTGCAAAGTTGTTTGTTTTCTTTAATGTTCCTAAAGAATTCAACACAGTTGGGTTTTGCAATTGGAAGTTGTCAACCAAAGTCAATGGTGTAAGTTGTTTAGTTCTTACATTAATTTTAGCAGCATAGTCTGCATTTTCTGTATCGGCTGTTGAGTATGATGAGAAGTCATCAACAAGAATACCGTTCTTGAAACGATTCAAACCATTAACATCTGGTACTTGTAATGATTGTGCATTAGATTCCAACAAACTCAATGATGAATAATACTCAAGGTTGTTAACTCTGGTCTGCAAATCAGTAATGTCTCGTTTGACCCAGTTTTTGTGAAGTACTTTCTCAATAGACAAGTCTGAGTTGATTTGTCCACTAATTTCACCTGGAATAAATGCAGTGTATGGATTGTGGTCTAATTTTGCCAACACCAATGAACCATCAGGTTCTGTTGGATATACTGGCGTTACAGAAGGTGTGCCACTAATAATTTTAAATGAACGATCCTTGGTCAAAACCAATTTATCTTTTCTGCCAAGATAGTAACTATAATCACTAACATATTCATTCAAGTTTTGTGGTAACATAATACCAGAATCGTCAACAGTTGGGTTTCCTGTATATCTGTATGTTAAAGTTGATACAGCATTTTTTCTAACTGGTCTGAAATCAACACAGTCGGATAATTTATATTTGGTTCCTCGTCTGCTTATGAAAGTAGGTATTTCTTGATAAACTTCTGGAGAGGAAGAATTTGGTGACAAATAAGATTTGATACTGAAGTAACCATCACCACCAGAGTGTGAGTAGAAATCATATATGACCAATAAGTTACCTTTTGGAAGATTTGCACCAGAAACTAATTTAACCGATGCATGGTCATAATAATTATCTCTTTGACCATTATCCAATGTGAATAGATTTGTTACATCATATGATGCATCAGTTAACATTGCAACTGTTGGATCGACTGTAGGATCCTTAGTGTCAATAATTTTAACAATTTGTTTAACATCAGACACATATAAACTGGTTGTTTTAGTTATGCCAGCTCTTTTGATATATGTTTGGCCGTTGGTTAAATCAACATAGAAATTTGTATTTACAAGTGTGCCGTTGATGTGAACACCACCTGTGTTACCTTCAACTAGGTTTTTAATTTTCAAAATACTGCTTGTGTTATCAGCATTTGAAACATTCAAATCACAAATAACATCTACATTATAACCCGAATAAGTGCTTGATGCAAATGTTGCTGTCTTTTTATCTGATGAAAGAGATATTGTATTTCCACTGGAAATAAAATCTAAAATTTGGCCTGATGTTCTATCAATAACAATAAAGTTTTGTTTTTTAACATCAGATGATAATGCACCAGAAGTACCTAAGAATGTATATGGTGTTCCTGATGGTATTGCAATTGATAATTCACCACCGGAGATTGTTTGGTCACGATATACTTTTGTGGAAACATAGTTACTATTGGATACATTAGCTATGTATGAGTATCCAATAGGGAATACCAACTCAGGTGTGTTTGGATTTTCTAGAATCGTATCACCAGTAACAAGTCCATTTCTTTTACCAGACAAATCAATGTTTGCAGTTGAAATAATAACATCACTTGAGTTTCTACGAACAATAGATTCTACTGTTGAGGTAGAAAATGATATTGTAAAGGTGCTTGAATTTGTTGGATTAATTGTAAACGCTGAATCAACAGTGGCAACTCTAGTTGTACCGTTATATGCAGTAATTTTTCTAGTATCTATTGTACCAGAAGTATTGACTGTGATAGATGCACCATAATATGCATCAGTTACAGTAGAGAATTGTGCAGTAACTGGCAATGAAATGGTTGTTGCAGTACCAGTCACAGCAGTACCAGTTAATGTTGTTGTGCTAACATCAGAGATGTATGCTCTGTAAACATATGTTGCGGTATTACTATCAGAGGTGCTACTTACATATTGTAAGTTTCTAATATTAGCAGAACCAACCAATGTCGAATTATATGTTGTTGTATTTGCCGTAGAGATACCTGAGTTACCAACACAATGCAAATCAATTTTTGGCATTGTAGTAACATCAAAAGTACCTTTTACACTATTGACGGTCAAATAACTACCATAATCAATAAAGATGGCATTGTTTAAAATACTATCTGTTGTTCTAGCTCTGTCGTTTGTAAGAACAAGATTCGATTGATTTTCAATTCTATAACCGTGTACATATGCAAGGCCTTTTCCAATACCCAAATCATATGTAGAAGAATTGATTGTGTTTGTTGATGGTGTAATTTTAAATTCAGTAACAATATAGTCACCATTGGATTCATAATCACGCTTTGCAAAGTAATCATCAATTACAGAATAAACCGTACCGTCAACTTGTTTAACAATCTTACCATTATCAATACGAACTAACTCAATGAATTGGTCATCATTACCAACTGTTAATGGTAATGCGGTCAATATTAAATTGATTTGATATCTGTCTGCACCTGGTGCTTGATAATTTGATGCACCAATTGCTGGATCCAATAATGAAGAATCATCAACATAGTCCACAATTGTTTCATAAATTTGTAAACCAATACGGAATGAAGGTGTATTACTATACTTGCTTAATATAGTTGTCTGTGGTTGAACTGAAACAAAATTACCAATAGAATATTTGCTATATGTACCATCTTCATTTTGTGTTGGAGATGAGTAGTAACCATTTCTAACATAGAAAACACCTTCTGAAATGGATGATACTGATGCCAACCCAGTGCATGTTGTTTCACCATCAACACCAATTGTTGTTGCAGTGTAATTAGAATCATCAGCTGTATAGATAGTCATGTTGTCTGTGAACTGAACACCAGACAGATAGTTAACAATCAAAGTTGGTGGTTCAGTAGAAGAAATATCTGTGCCAATTGATTCAGCAGTTGCAACAACCTTTGCAAGAATAGTGCCACTAGCATCTTGAATCAATCTATTCTTAAAATCTGACGCAACAATATCAATATTGTTTTGTTGTTTGTTTAACTTAATGTAACTACAATTTAAGTTTGTTGTAACTTTACCACCAGTTACTGGTGTATTTTGTGAAAAAATGTTATCAGCAAACTTAGAAATTTGACTTTGTAGTATTGTTTGTGATTGAGTTAATTCACGAGCCTGAACCGCAGAACCTGGTTTGAATAAGATTCTATGAAAATTCTTTGAAGGATCAAAGTCATCGTGGTACGGTTTGACATTAAAATTGATAGCCATTTTTTTCCTTTAGTAACCTAATACAAATCTAATTTGTTCTATTCCGTCAGCGCTTCTTGTGACACCAGTTCTGTTTTCAATAAAGGAAATATATCCTGAATGTATTGTAAAATTTGGTTCACTAGTTGTTAGTAATGTTCTTGTTGTTTTAGATGTATTGCTGAAAAGTGGTGCGTTTGTAATTGGACTTCCAGATATATTTATCAACTTAACCACATTGCTTGAGGTGTCAAAACTTAAAACTCTTGCTGTAAATGTGGCTGTTTCTATTGTTAATCCACCTTGATAAACAAACTCATCACTTTCATATTCTCCAAAACCTGGTGCAACAATCACATCTGTGGTTGTTCTATATATATCACCATTTGCTGGATATGGTGTTGGTGATAAATCGTTTTTGGCATCCAAATATCTGCTTTGCGTTGTTGGGTTGATTAGTAACCCAAGTTGGTGAAAATCTATATCGGTTGGTATGGCACCATCTTCATCACCATTGAATTCACAAGTATACATTACATGAGCACAACCCAATTCAGAAATAGGATCGAACCCATGGCCACCAATAGGAGAAGAATTGGCTTGCAATACTGCACCTGAACCAGTAGTTGAACTGATGTGAGCCTCGGTATATGTGTAATTAGTACCAGGATTTGTTATTAAAATATCTTGTATTACACCACCAGATATGTCGGCTACGGCAGCCGCACCTGTTCCGTCACCAGTTACAACAACTGTAATAACGGAGTTACCTGGATCGTATCCTGACCCACCATTAATCACATTAATGGAGTCTATACTTCCTGCACCTGCACTGGTAACTAATGGGTTTGGAGTATTTGCACCAACAGGCACTGGCATCCATTCTGAATCCATGAATTTTACTTTTTTACCTGGATCAATTGTGTAAATGTATTTCCATTTATAACCATCCGAACCTTTGAATATGTTGTTTGTGTCATAAGAACCTGGTTCAAAATAAGGTTCATCAGTTGACTCATCGTCATTGTTATTCCAAAGGCATTTGAAAACTTGGTCATAAGAGTTCTTAACATAAAAATGATATCTTACATAACCATTTACATCTTTTTCTAAAACATCAATATCATCACGGTAAATATCGTATATTGTACCATTAGACCAATCAATTCTCTCAATCACAGGAGAAATATCATTTGACTTAATTTTCTTGGCAACAAACATATTTTTAAAGATTTGTTTGATTGCCTTTTGGTCTGAATTTGGTACAGGTGGATTTAAATCATCTTCCCAAGGTTCTGCCTTAGACAAAAAACAATATGTTGTTGTCACTGGTATTGTAGTTGAAGGTGGAATCACAGAAACAGGCCCGTAATACACCTGTTCTATTTGTGATACTTTGGCACCGTATGTGATAGTATTTTTATTTGACATGGTTTATTTATTAAGCGTATGTTACTGCAACAAAAGTATTTGCTTGGTCACCATCAACACTAAAGTACTTTAAGTAGACTGAACGACCAGATGCAACCGACAATGATGTTGCGCCAATAGTTGAGTTGTTTGCCAAACATCCATGCACAACAGTTTGTCCGTTACCTGCGGTATTGGTCAACCACATTTCAACGACTTTACCTGCAACATAGTTTGAGAAAGAATTTGTTACTGTTGCTGAGAATGTGCCACGAATCATAGAGTCGGTTGTAAAGTCGATTGTAATCGCAGTCTGAGCGCCTTGTAAAATTCTAGGTGTATAGATAAAACCTTTTGCAGGATTAACCACACCAGCAAAATGAACATCGTCACCATTAAATGATGCAATTTTTTGTAGTGTGTTTGAACCGATTGGACAATTCCATAATTGAATCTGAGAACCACGGTGTGCATCCGTATAATCTTCTGTTGCAACAATGTCTATACGAGCAACACCAAATTGTTGCCAATCTGTATTACCTCTACCATTACCAGAAACACGCATCAGAATGTCGCCATTGGCCACTGGTAGTGGTGCATCGACTGTACCTCTTGCAGTACGACCAGCAATAACAGAGTAAGCATTACCTGTCACACTATAAGAATCAAATACAATACGTGATGCAGTGTTTTGTTTACCGGAAATATGTAACATATAACCATCGTTGGATGGTAGTGCCACATTTGCAGTTGCTTTGATTGTTAGTGCCGCCTCTGTTGCAGAGAAGTTGGAGTTGGCCATAACAATCGTACCATTAACAGTCATATTTCCTGATGATGATAATGAACCATTCAATAATGATAAGTTGCCTGTGATTGCCAAAGAACCAGCAAATGTACCTGAAGTATTTTGTAATGCACCTTCACCCCATGTGTATGCTTGTTGTGCGATTGGAGTAATTATTGCTAATTGACCGTTTGCCGATGTTGCAATAGTGTATGCAGAATTGGCCTTAGTGTATGCAGAGTTTGCATAGTTGAATCCAGTATTAGCATACAGAGAAGCACCAGAGGCATCAGAAGTTGCAGTATTTGCCTGAGCATATGCAGAGTTGGCATAAATTCCAGTTGTATTCTGGCTGCCATATGCAGAATTGGCCTTTAAGAATGATGCATTAGATTGTAAAAATGCTGCGTCTGCTGAATTAGTATATGCCAAGTTTGCCATTGCATATGCTGAGTTGGCGTAAATGAATGCCGCATTTGATTGAACAAAAGAATTATTTGCATATAAGGCCGCAGAATTGGCTACATGAGTTGGTGTATTTGCTTGCAAATAAGCTGCGTTTGATTGAACAAAAGCACTGTTGGCATACAATGATGCAGAGTTTGAAGATGCATATGCTGAGTTTGCATATGTTCCTGTAGTATTCTGTGATTGATAAGATGAATTTGCTTTTGAGAATGCTGCATTGGCAGATAAACCTGCTGCCGCTGGTGATGTATCCTGTACTGTACCATCAGAGAATGTAATTGCATGGTCATTTACCAAATAAAAACCGCCATGTTTAATCTTTGCAACAACATTTCCTGATGCACCACCACCTGCAATAAATTTAATTTCTGTATTGCTTGTGGTTGTACCTATTGTTAAGTTACCACCAAGTTCTCCTTCATCACCTTGTACATACATGTATGCATCTAACGGATAAATTGCGGTGCCTAGACTATTATATTCTGTGCCAGGTACAAAATCTTTATTTGCAAAACCAAAATCAACAAAGTATGTTGTATCTGTACCTGTGTTGGCAGTAATTACCATGTCGGCAGTACCACCATCATTAGAATTTACAAGGTTGGTTTGAATGTATGAATTACCTGACAATGCAAATTGTGCCACCGTATTAGGTAAAACAGTTGCATTGTTACCAACATTCAATAAATCATTTGCGTATAGGTCACGAGCTAATGTTCTTGCGGTGAATCTACCTGTTACACCCGTTGGAATATCCACACCTATCATTATGGTGTTGGAAGTATTGGCACGAATTGATGGAATAGGTGCTAATTGTGAAATTTTTACTGTTGACATTGTTTACCCCAATAGGATGATTCTGTTATCTTCTGTTGTTAATGATTCACCATTTTCTGTGATGAGTTCTGGAATATATTGTAAACCAATTGGTCCGAAAATTGTTACATCTGTTGCTTCGAAAGTTCTATTCACAGTCAAATATGAATTTGCATTAGATGATAGGTTGCTTGTTAAAGTGATTATACCATTTTCATAATCAACTGACTTAACTTTCTTACTTGTATTATTGGCAACTAAAACATTATCTCCAGCATATACAATATCTTTCAATGGGTAATCAGTGTTACTAAATGCTCCATTGTTAATGATATTATAGGCATCAGTCAATGATGTTATATTTATAGTGTTCGAATTGGCCAATGCAGTTACAGTTGCCACATTTGAATATGTTAACCAAGGTGTTTCGTCAATTACAATTTGTGTATTTGAAATTACTTCATTCACCTTTGAACTAATAACATTGTTATTAGCATTTCTCATAGTGATTAAATCACCCTCAAATATGAAAGTGGTAATATCAGCACCAACCAAATTCTCAAATGTTACTGTGTTATTACTCTTGGTTGTGAAATCTGTTTTGATTACTGCCTTTGACGCAGGATAACCAGTATAGTAATCTAATGTATGTCCTTGGTTTACCGCTTCCAAACCGTGGAAATCATATTTGTTTTTCGATTTCAACGCATAACGACCCAAGACTTTCATACCAGTTGGATGTAATAGACTTAACAATACATCTCTGTATTTTGCAATTTCTTTTTCAACTGTAATTTGATATGTAAAGTTATTGTAAACATCGTTCTGCAACACATCAAATGAACTTGCTTGTCCTTGTAATGATAGGTATTGTCCTTGGCCAACAACCAAACCATTTAAGAATGTTGCGGTTGCCTTGGCGGTACCATCACCATATGTTTTGACACCATTTTTATTGTAACTACTGGTGAAATTTATATTGGTATTTGCAGGAACTAAATTGATATTCTTATCTACAATTTTTAATTCAATGCTTGTATTAGGTAAAGATGTGTAATCATAAACTCGTAAATTATACAATGAAGATGTAGGTTCTGCATTAGCAGACAACAAGTAACTTGAATCTACTTTTGCAAGATATATTGAGTTGTTTGGATCGTCACCTTGATATATTACATCGCCCTTTACAGGTGGTGTTGCAATAAACACATTAGATACGATGATATCCTGTACCTTTAATGAAACATTTGGTGTTGAGATATAATCTTCACCAGTTTCCATGACCTTAATTGTTGTGACTGAACCAACACGGTCGAGAAATGTATCAAAGTCAGCACCAGTTCCTAAGGTACCTGTTACATATAGTGATGCATTTGCTGCCTGATTATTCGCAGAATCAACTGTTACGGTTGGTAAATATTGATTGCTGTATCCCATACCACCTGTTGGATAAAGATTATCATTATAGTATGTCACCTTTGTGATTGCACCACTAGCAGACACAGTTGTTACTTTGGCTTTGGCACCACGACCTGTTCCACCAGAAATTAATACCTCATCATCAACAACATAACCGTGGCCACCATTCTGAATCAGTACTGGACCAAGTATACCTAAAGAAGAAAGTTCGGCAGTACTATAAAGGTCATTATTATAATTTGAATGTGGAGTTATTGTTGGTACTTCTGTGATACCACCACCAGAATTCATAATAATTACAGATGAAATTGGTGCAGTGTAGAAAGAAGTAAAAGTAAATGCATCCGATAACTTAGTATTTGCATTTGCAGTTAATAAATTACTAAAATTATAAGAAGTATTTCCTATTGTGATGTTTCTTTTTAATTGAATTGTATCAGTTGGAATGTTAGAAACATTCATTGACCTTGGATCGGCACTACTATAGATTGTGCCTACAATTGCATTTGCACCAGAGTCACCTGAGATTTCCAAATTTGTATTTGGTGAAAGTCTGTAACCTAATCCACCATCAACAACTTCAATTTTTCTTATTGATCCTCTTGTTGCATCACTGACAGCGGCCGTTGCACTAATACTGTTTGCATAGTTCAACCCACCAGTAACAACAACAGGATCTCCAACTTTGTACAATAGTCCACGATTTTTTGGATCAATCTTGATTTGACTGATTTGACCAACAATTTTTGCTCTAAGTGGTTGGCCGTTTACCAAATAATCTTGGTTTTGTGAATCAACAACACGAACAAATTCACCTGATTGAAACAGTCGTTCAATATTTGAGATGAAAACTTCTGTCTTTGTACCAGCCAAAACTGAGGATTCGATTGTTGCAATTGATTTGGTAGTTTCACCAAACAACCTTAGATTTTTTATATTTCTGAAGTTGACATTGCTTGTGGCTAACTTTAAACTCTTTGGTATATACCATGCACCACCTGATGCTCTCATCACCGCATCTTTAGTGTAGAAAATATCTACATCTGAATTGAAAAGTATTCTGAATAGAAATTTGTAAGAAGCTGGTGTACCTTTTGATTGATATAATTCACGAGCAACTTTAATTGTTTCTTCTTTACTTAATAGTGTGTCTTTTGGAAAATAAGGTAAGAATTCATTTGTAAAGTAATCCAAAAATTCATTTGTTGTGTTATCAATATCTTTGTAATTTAATAAATTTTTGGTTCTGTTTAAGACATTATTGTTTTGTTCCATCCACTCATAGTAAGCTTCTAGAAACAAAACAAAATTGTTATAATCAGGATTGTCACGAATGTACTCAGGTAATTGTGACTTTATCAGTAGAGATGTTTTGTGGTTATCTGCTGTCATTTTTTATTTTGCAGTTACATTAACAATAATTGCATTTGAATCGAAAGGATCAACAGTTATGATTCTATTATATGAAGAAGATAGTATTGTTGATGCTGGGTTAACAGAAACGGTTAGTTGTCCCAAATCATTATTAACACCCAATGGTGCAAAAGAATTTAATGTCAATATACCTTCTTGATAATCTATAGTACCCATATTCAAGTTCAAAAGACTTTTTACATTTTCAGTATTGTTGTAGTAGGTTCTTAATGTTCCATAACGACCTTGTAAAGTAACTGCACCTGCACCAAGAGAACCTGTTGTATCACTAGATGAATTGGTTATCTTTACTATTGCACTGGTGTATCCTGTTCCAGCATTTGTGACAGTAATAGACTTGATTGATCCGTTACCATCCAATAATACGCTAGCTGTGGCACCAGTTCCGTCACCTAAAATTGTTGCTGTTGGTGGTGAAGTTAAAGAATAACCAAATCCTGGATTTAAAACAGTGATTGATTCTACTCCTCCAGTTTGTGCTGGCATTTCATCAAGGTATACATTATCAATAGTTAAATCAATGTTTGTTGGACTTCTGTAAATAACAGATGGTGAACTATTTACACCACTTAGGTTGATACCTCTTTTGAGTGGTGCACCATAATATAAATTGTATGTTGTTGCATTGGTCAAAACTGGTAAGAATTTTTTCTGCAACTGCAAACTAATTTCGTTGGTAATGATTGATTTATCTACACCATTGATAACATTATTGAAATCGGCAGCTTTAAATGTTGAATTGAATGTGTTCAATGAAGACGCAGCCAGGTTGGCAATTGCAGTCTTAACTAGTGATTGAATTTGACCAGATGTATATGTGGTTTTCTTTGCATCATACAAAACATTTGCTGTAATTTGTATGTAAGTATAGTCTGGATCAACCAAAGTAGGTTCAACTGTCATCACAGAAATTGGTTTGATGATATCATTAATCATCTTTTGTTTCTGTGTGTCTGTTAATGTATATGCACCAGATGGTTTAACAGAAATGAATACCTGACCATAAACTGGTGATGAATTCTCTTGCCCACCCCAAACATTTACTGCATCAAAAGAATATCCTAATTTGTTTTGCTGAATTGCGTTGATGTAATCTTCTTTAGTAACTGCACGCTTTTGTGCTGCATATGATTTAGGTGCATGAAATTTGATAGAGTCAATTGATTCTTTTGCTGAACCTTTTGTGGCCGCCACAACTGATTGTGTGGTGGTATTTGAGTAACTATTAATTGAATCCATCAAAACAAAACTATTAGCCTGATATGCTGCTGTGCCTGATGTGGTCAAATATGTCATTCTGACAATATTACCATCATTTAATTTTCTACCTAATACACCTTTACCAAAATATACTTCATAGTAATTGTCCATTCCTTCTTGCAAGAAGTAAACAGCAGAATCTTTACTAATTGTCAGAAAATCTGATGCTGATTCATAAATTTCAGTTGAATTGTTCGTTGAAGAAGTTTGAACACTAATTTCTAGAGTGGTTGTATCTATATTTGTGCTTGGTATTTTGAATGTGTATGATGGGTTAGTCGTTGAGTCAACAACATAAGACATTGTTGTTGGATTGCCTTGTCTGATTGAAAGATTATTAAAAACTGCTTGATTATTTACAACATTTACTGTTGTTGCGTCTGTTGTCACAAAAGTATAGTTGACTCCATCAACGGCCTCTGACATGAAACTTGTAAATTTTGGTAATGTCAAAGACGAATCAGTAACTTGGTTTACGGTCAAATTAACTGTAGCGACCGGTGCAATTGCACTTTTTGGTACATAATTTAACATCTTAGCTTGTGAAACCACAGAATTTCTTTGTATTGCAGTGTCCAAAAACATTTCGTTGCCAATCATATTCAAGTAATATGCATTGTACTGTGTATTATACGCCAAAATATCTAAGAGAACAGATAATGCAGAACCATCATAGTTGTAATCTTTTAGAGTATCTTGTGATTGTAAATAGGTTTTCAGATTGTTCTTTATTGCATTAAAGTCCAATTCTGTCATTTGAATGTTTGAATTAGCACCAGCCATTTTATCTGTTTCTCTCTAAAAGAATTGTTATTGTTGTCGGAATCGTTGCATTTACCAGATAATAAGTTATAGATATACTGTATGAATTTGAGTCTGGACTAGATGTTACAACTACACTTTTTAAATTTACCCTAGGTTCATACTTGTCAATCATTTCTCTAACTTCATTTTCTAAAGAAGATTTTGAAGAAGGTGAAATTGGTTCAAACAATATAGCTTCAATATTTGAACCTAAATCCGGGTTCCAAAGTCTTTCATAGTGTTTACAAGACAATAAATTTCTTATAGACCTTGCTACGGCCTGTGCATCATAACTAAGGGCAACATCATTCGTCACCGGTTTTCTGGTGAAGGTGAAGTCTATGTCAGAGTATATTTTAGTTAAGGTTGCCATTCTTTATTTATCGTAGGAGTAAAACGCTTTTTTGGAATCTTGAAGCTGTGGGAGAAAATTCTTGGGCCGGAACGCAAAAATTCGAAATTTCCATTTTATGAGTTCAACCTTTGTTTAATCTTGTCGGAACCGATGGCGTTCATTATCATGTCGGTTTCGGATTGCCCAAGTTTTGAAAAATCTCTAACTTTATTGAAATCGTCTAATACTGCTTTGGAATTTTGATAAAATGTATTATCTTGATTTCTATAATTAACCATGGTTTGATTTAATGCAGAAACACTGTCGTACATACTTTGTGCCTGTGATAAACTCAAACTTGAATCTTTGTCAATCACTGTATTTCCATCAACCAACCTTTGAGTGATGGTTATACTATTATTTAATGTAACAGCCCAATCATCTACAGTTATTTTTTGTTGCGTTAGTGTATTGGATGTGTATAGACTTGTGAAATTGCCCATAATTGGTGAATTATTTTGTATGCCGTCAGATTGACTGACAATGTATACCATAATTTTACCTGTGCCAATTGCTGTTTGATAGTGTACTTCATCCATATTAGTATCTGGTGGTATCACATTTGATAACCTATTTGTGTGATATAAGAAACCTGGTGCTGTGCTTTGGATGATTGTATTAGACACATTCGCTGTATTTCTTATTAAAAGAGTTATAGCATTTGTTGTTCCAGATACTCCTCCAGCAATACTCAGCATATTGCTTGCAGTTGTTGTAATATAAGATATGATATTGGCGACTGGATTTACATAATATCCTGATGTATTGGATGTTGCAACATCTTGAATTTGCCAAGGTGTTAGTAAATCAGGCAACATATTCAATTGAGTTTTAACATTTGCTGATAAATCTTGTGTTGTTGATTTGGTCAATGGGTCTGATGAGTTAAAACCAAGCCTTGCGTATATACTACTCATATTATGCCCTCAATTCTTTCTGGAATGGTGAACCTGTTACACCCTCTGGTGCTGGATGATTGTGAAATGCACGAATCGTTTCGTTTACAATATCACCAGCAAGAATTGCACCCATAATACCAAAACTTCCAAGTGGCGCTGACATACTTGTAAGTGAGTTGATTGGTCCTGCACAATTAATTTGCAAAGGAATTGCAATTGGCAAACCTACAGATAAACCACCAGTTACAGTTACAAATCCTAATTTACCAGCTCTTACTCCTGTGCCTGCATCAATTCTTGTTGTAGATGTTATCTTATCGGCTTTGGCTTCACCAGAAACACTTAAATCACCATTGATGCGAACATGGTCTGGCACATTAATAACCAATTTTCCTGCAATACCCGAACCTGCAAATATTCGCATATCACCTAAAGAAGAAACGGTACTAATACCATTTACTGTTTGTGTGTAATTGCCCTTTACATGTTGTTCAAAATTACCATCAATTTCTTCAATCTTATCACCTTTGACATTGAAGTATGCGTCACCATAAACGGTAATGTTCAATTTTTTGGCAAGTTTACCGTCATCAACACCGATAGCAATATTATGGTCACCCAAGGTAATTGTATAACCATCACCAATGATTTTATGCACCTCATCACCATTAGGATGCATTTCCAAGAATGTTCCTTTACCATGTTGTATGCGTACACGCTCTCTTGTAGGAGTATCGTCCATCTCAAAAGAATGACCACCCTCAGTTTGGGTAACATTATTATAAGGGTATACTGGTTGGTAATTTGTGTTCGCTGCTGATTCTGGTTCAGTCCATGCGGTAACAAAACTCGGTTTAGTTGTCATAATTATGGTGATTGCGATGTTGAGAATTGATAAGAAGTCGTATTTGATGTAAGACTATCTGCACTAGGTGTGGAATCAATTATATATTTATTGATTAAACCAATATGTTCAGGATCCGTTGTGCCTTTACTTAGTGCCATTGAAACTGCTGGTGGTATACCCGAAGTGCTCTGTGATTCTGTGACAGAAGTTAATAGTAAATTTGATGCTTGTGTGAATTCGTTGGCAATTGATTGTGTTTGCGCTTCAGTCAAACTCGCAATTTGTTCTGGTATAGAACCAATGCTTGTTGCAACTTGTTGAATTGAATTTGTAAAATTTTTAATACATTCCGCTAACAATGCTTTTAATTTATCTGGTAAACTCAAAATCCATTCAACTAATTCTTTAATTTGTTGAGCCAAAAATATATATTCCAAAACAATTTCAACTTTTTCTGCAATGAATTCTATAACTTCATTGATTTTTCTTACTATGTCTTTACCCAATGACCAATAATAAGATATCTCACCACTTGGATCCAAACCTAAAGCTTTAATGATGAAATCTAATGCTTTTCTAAAGGCTTGAACTCCATCTTGTACTAGACTTCTTAGTGTATTTGCTGCCTTTAATTTTGCACCTCTAATAGCCTTTTGTAAAGCTTCAACAGGACTCAATATGCCTAGACTAAGGTTACCTTGTAAATTAAATATAAATTTAAAATCACAAACATGAGACAGATTATTATTTAATAAATCAATTGAAGAACCAGGCATATACCCTCTGGCCAACTGTGGTGTTGTCTGTACATCTGGTCTTTTTGACAATGCTGCAAAAGGTGAATTTGGTGAAAATCTCTCCACCACCTTAAAATTGATAATTTCGGTATCGCCTAAATTTACTGATGTTGAATATCCCATTTTGTCCTCATTTTTGTGTGTTTGGATTGAACGCAGGTAACACACCCATCATAACTGGAAATTGTCCTGCTTCACCATCAAAGAAAAATCCAACTACCCAGTCACCAACTAAAGGTGAAGAAAAAGAATTTCTGTTATTCAATGGCAACAAAGGCATCGCCCAAGGTAAATCTTCTACTTTTATTTCTATCTTGGATGTTTCAGAACCGTCTGTATGCCAACCAAAGATACGAACCTTACAACGGCCTAATCCCAATGGATCCATACGGTCCACTATTTCTCCCACCCACCATATAAAACTATCTTTTCCTAAAAAGTTTTGCATCTTCTAATCATCCTAAGGGGTTGTTTGCTACAATTCTATTTGTTTCACTATCTTTTGCTATTTCCAATACAGATTCGGAACCACCTTCTGACCTTATAATGTGTCGTATTGCGGTCACCAAATATCTGCCAGAATAAGTCATATCTAATTCTTTACTGGAAATAGATGGTAATTGAAAGTTAATTACATCACCAACTTTTAAACCTGGGTCACAAGGTATTTTTATTTTGACCAATGTGTAATTTGCCAAAGCCATTTGTGCGGTTCTATTAGGAATGAATGTTTCAACAAAAATGTCAGGTGCCACACTATTGTTTTGTGCATTTTGAGCCCAAGACTTTTTTCTTTGGTCTGAATTGGATATTGCAAGTTTAATTTTTCCTGTCACGGCTTCACTTTGCGTTTTTCCTAATCTGTTTTGTGTTTCTTCTAAAACAGTACCTTCATTTAATTTTTTACCGCCATAATCACTATATTTAAAATCTTTGACATTCACTTTTCTCGTCAATGGGTCTAAAGTAATCAACCTATTTGCAAAAGTTCCTGCTTCAATATCTTCCAACGAGTTAAATGCTTTAACGAATTCAAAATCCAAAACAGTGATGCTGGATTCAGGTAAAGTTGATTTGCTTACATTTTGTTGTTGATATTTGTATGTTCTATATATTTGTTGTTGATATAAGTTACTTAAAGATTTGAAATAAAACCCATCTTTATTTTCATAGAATAACATATCTGCACCAATCAAATTATTATATGTTGGTCGTGCATAGATTGACAACCAACTAATTGCTTCAAATGGTTTCAATGTCGGTATGTTAAAGTTATAGGTTCCTGTTGTGGAATCTATAAACATGGGTTTTTGAACCCTTAATTTTTCACTCAATATATTTCTAACAATATTGGATATTTCTGTTGAATATGCTTTTGTTACCTTTATTTGTTCAGACAACAACAATTCTTCCGAACAAAAATACAATTTAATAAACTCACTGTTCATTGGTCCAATAGGTTGTCTACTAGGGATAGTATACAATTTAAAAAACTGTTTCTTTCGTGTACCAGTGCTTGATGTGTCAAAAGATAAAGATATTGTTTCGTTTCCAGACAAATTTAGTTTTTCAATAATGCCTGTTGCATCTCTTAATTTTACATAACCAGAAATTGCAAAACTATAAATGTCCTCAAAATAAGACAAATCGACCAAAAGAGATTTAATATTTTGTGGTTGTTTATTCGCCGGATATATGGTTAAGTCATTAACACTTATCGACTGGGGAAATAAATTTCTATCTATATCTTCCATATTACCTACTCATCAAATTAAACAATTCACTTTCGATTTTTTGAACATAGTCTACATTCAACAATTTTATATTTCTCTTTGATTCATTTAATTCAAGTTCATATTCACGAATTGTCACAATTTTAGTTTTGATGTTAACATCTACAATTTCAGAACCTATTGTATAGGTATTGTCAGAATTGTATGGTAAATCATCGTAAGTTTCTTCAGAAATTATTTCGGTGTCAACAGTTATTGTTGATCCCAATGGACTCCTGTTTGTTTTTGTTACGATTTTTTCATAGTGATGTATATTGTCCAGTGAACCATCATACTTAGCTAAAACATATTTGTCAAAATTAGTTGGTGTTAATGGCCAGTTCCATTGTGGATCGAATATTTGATTGACCAGTAGAACAATCCAATACCTATCAATATCATCATAGTATTTGTGAGCAATTATTTCAGGAGTATCTGATTCCTGAATGTCATATGTGTAAAACAACAGTGGGTTGTTTATCAAACCTTGAATGACATTTGTTCTTGCCAAAAGGTTTGTGAATACTTTAGATACTTTATTTTCAGTAACGACTATTTTTGGTAATGTTTCAAAATATTTCATTTTAGTATCCGCTATCAATTGCTGCTTTATCTACTAGTTCAATTTCTTTGAATTGTAGTGTTAATGTTGTTTGTACTGGTGCACCATCTTCATGTGCAGACCATCCGTTCGGTGCATAATTAACATCAATATTTTGTAATACACTTTGTTTCAATTTGTTTATGTTTGCGTTTTCTTGACCTCGGTTGAGAAAACTTATTTGAAAAATTGCTGGAGGTGTCATAAAGAAACCTGCTGATTTTGTAATCAACTCTGGTGCAGCATATTTTCTGAAATTCTTAATGATGTTTCTAACTTCTTCTGCTTCTTGTTGTGAGTATGGTGTAAATGTAAAAGACATATTGTAAGTTCTAAAGTCTATACCTTCAAACAACACTTGTTCTTGTGGGTTAAAAACATAACCCGCATAATTTAAACCTAATTTTACTGCACCTCTATTTAAAATAGAAGTTAAAGCAGAAGCAACACCACTCACTGATTCTGCAGCAGTTGCCAAACTTAAATTATTATATTGTGCAGCATAATTAAATTCAAGTGTTTCTGGCATATAAAGTGTGATTGCTCCAACAGAAGATTTTGATACATTTCTTTTTACAAAACCTACGGCACTATTTAATCCACTACTTACAGTTTCACCTAAAGCACCACCTGGATCTCCAGAATTAATGGCTTTTTGTAGATTTCCACCTATTTGGTTGTAGGCTTCTTTAGTTGCATCCCAAGCTTTGGTGGCAACGTTGCCAAGGTCTGATGTTGCTTCTGCCCCTGTTGTATTTAAACCATAACTAACAGCTTTATTGAAACCTTCTTTCAAAGCAGTTAAGTCTGCTGGCAAAGATTCATAGATATCAAACCTCACAGAGTGTCCTTTGGTTGAAGAATCTAAATCTCTTGGATATTTTAAATTGAATGTATTGTACTTGCTTTTGTACAAAGCAGAAGTTGGTCCAGTAGTTACCGCCGATAAAATACTGGCATTGGTATTATTTACCATTTGTTCGCCGGATTCAACTAATTGTGGTGTTGCCATTTTTTTCCTGTTGAAAAAAGTTATATATAGTATTTATGGCATATTCAGGAACATTCAAGCCCACAAACCCACAAAAATATGTTGGGGATTATAAAAACATCATTTATCGCTCAAGTTGGGAAGCTAGAGTGATGAATTGGCTCGACAAAAATCCAAATATTGTCTCTTGGGCTTCAGAGGAAATTATCATTCCGTATATTTCTCCAGTTGATGGCCGTTGGCACAGATACTTTCCAGATTTCGTTGTTAAAGTTAAAGACAAAAACGGTCAACTTAGAACCATGATGTTAGAAGTCAAACCAAAGAAACAAACACAACCACCAATACCACAAAGGCGAGTTACTAAAAGATACATCACAGAAGTTACTACATGGGGTGTCAATCAGGCCAAATTCAAGGCGGCCACAGAATATTGTTTGGATCGTGGCTGGGAATTCAAACTTATCACGGAAGACCACCTAGGTCTATAACTAAATAGACCATGACAATAAAACCATCTATACTTACAAGCCTGGCCGGGGAAAAATCTGCAAAAGATATGCAGACGATGAGCCGTGAATCTGCACTTTGGTTGACTAAAAAAGTTGCTGAGTTGCGTAACCCAACTCGTTTGATTGTTCCTATAACCAAAGAAAAAACCAGATTTACAAGGCCGTCAGACCGTCAGAAGTTTTTAATGGGTGGTTTATATTATTTTGTATATGACCCACTAGGAAAAAATGAATTACCATATTATGACCGTTTTCCTTTAGTGATGCCATTGAAAAGAGAGGCTGATGGTTTTCTTGGTTTAAACTTACATTATTTGCCAATCAAATATAGAGTGAATTTTTTGCGTAAGTTAATGCCATTAGCATTATACAATGATGAAGATGAAATTAAAAGAATTCGTATCACATATCCAATTTTGAACGCATCTAGTAGATATAAAGAATTCAGACCTTGTATTAAAAAGTATCTGTATACACATATAAAATCAAGAATTCTTGCGGTTCAACCAAACGAATGGGACATTGCAACATACTTGCCAGTACAACAATTCAAGAAAACACCAGTTAATACGGTCTGGAAAGAATCGGTTGCAGAAATAAGGAAAAATTAATGTTCAAGAGTTTAGATAATTTTAAATCAAGTTTCAGGACAGAACTATCAAGACCTAATCGTTTTGATGTTTATTTGTTTCCGCCAGCAGGCCTAGGTTCAATCTACAATATGGTTCAATTGGCATATCGTTGTGAGGCTGCTCAACTTCCAGGTCGCACCTTTGCCACAGCGGACCAAAGAACATATGGTCCAGTTGAAAAATTTCCATATCTTACCACATACAATGACTTAGATTTGACTTTTATTGTTAGTGGTGATATGGCTGAAAAGTATTTTTTTGATGATTGGTTTGAATATATCAATCCAAAAAGTACTAACAATTACAAATACAAAGAAGAATATTCAACAGATTTGTTGATTAATCAATATGATTTGACTAATAGGCTGACTTACTCAGCTCGTATTATTCAAGCTTACCCAATATCTATCAATCAACTTGATTTAGATTGGAGTTCCGATGGTTACCATAAATTGGCTGTGACATTTGCGTACACACGATGGGAACAAAACTGATTTTACTATAAGGAGTTATTATGGCTTTACCAAAAATTGATGTGCCAACATATGAATTGGATTTACCAGTTTCAAAGAAGAAAATTAAATTTCGTCCGTTTCTAGTTAAAGAACAAAGAAACCTTTTAATGGCCATGGAATCATCTGATTCTGGTTCAGTACACAATGCAATTAGTGACATTTTAAATAATTGTACATTGACTGAAAATGTGGATATTGGTAAATTACCAATTGTTGACATAGAATATTACTTTATCAACTTGAGAGCAAAATCAGTTGGTGAAATGATTGATTCAAAGTATCGTTGCAACAATGAAGTTGACGGTAAAGAATGTGGTAACACAATGGAATCTAAAGTTGATTTGACAAACATTAAAGTTCAAATGGATGATAGTATTTCACCTGACATTAAGTTGACAGACAAACTTTCAATTAAGATGAAGTATCCTGAATTTTCTATTGTTAAAGATTCAATCAATATTGAAGATGAAACTGAAATTACCTTCAATATGTTGGCTCGCAGTATAGAACACATTTATGATGGTGACCAGTTTTATTACGCACACGAAACACCGATTGAAGAAATGGTAGAGTTTGTTGAGAATTTAAATCAAGCACAATTTGAAAAAATTGAAAAGTTCTTTAATAACTTACCAAAGTTAAAAGAGAAAGTTGAAATGACTTGCAGCAAATGTGGTTTTCACCATGAGATTAATGTAGAAGGCCTAGAAAGTTTTTTCGGATAACCTTTCGCCATGACAATTTGAGAAATTATTATGTGACGAATTTCTCATTGATGCAACACCATAAGTATAGTTTGTTTGAATTAGACAATATGATGCCATGGGAAAGGGACATTTATGTTGCAATGTTGATACAATATATTGAGGAAGAAAACCAAAAGATAAAAGAACGAATGAGAAAGTAAAATGGCAACACCATCAGAAGAAACAAAAAGTACCGTTAGTAAAATGGCAATGAGTGGTGCCAAACTTGCGTTTACTGGTGTTAAAAAGTCTTTCTCAGCCGTTAAGAAATTGATTACTAAGACACCAACATCAGAGTTTGTTGCTGACGAAAAGGAAACGCCAGTTGAAGTCTTAGGTAAAATATACAAGATGATGAAAATAATGGATGAGGATAAGAAACTCAACCATGAAATGGCTAACAGTTTTTTAGAAGAAGAAGAACTGGAAAAAAATAAAAGAAACCAGGAAATCATTAAAGCATTAACTGGTAGAAAAACAAAAAAAGAAATTCGTCAAGTCTATCGTGATGAAAAAGGTAGGTTTAAAAAAGAACCTGGTAAAGAACAACCTACAACTCCAACAAAAGGCGGTGAACCTGTAACATCAACAGCAAAACCTAGTACACCTGTTCAACCACCAGCAAAGCCTAGTACACCTGTTCAACCACCAGCAAAGCCTAGCCAACCAACAAAAATACCAGAGAAACCTAGCCAACCAGCAAAAACAGTTGAATCACCGAAAAAACCTAATACTGCAATTAAAAAACCAGCAACTAAACCAAATAAAAAAATTACAAATGAACCAGTTGCAACTGCAAAACCAGTAACAACTGCACCGACACCACCTGCACCAACACCGCCAGTTGCAACACCAACATCAATAATTCCTAAAGTTGCTGCGGTTGGTGCAGTTGCTGGTGCAACTTCTGTTGGCATCGGCGCAGCAGAATCTGGTGGAAAATACAATATAACTTTTGGTGATTCAATAGATAAAAATGGTAAAGTAATTCGTGGTAAAAATCTTAGTCCAGAAAAAAGATTTAATGGAAGAGATTTGACTGACCTAACACTTGAAGAAATAGATATGTTGGGCAAAGAAAGAAATAAAGTTTCTCCTAGCACTAGCGCTATGGGTAAATATCAGTTTATGAATTCAACCTTATTTGGAAGCAAAGGCAAACCAGGCCTGGTGCAACAAAAAGGTTATGATATGAAAACTACAAAGTTCACACCAGATATACAAGAAGAATTATACAAGAAGTTGCATGAACAAGATATTGCAACATTAAAAAGATTGGGTGTGCCAATTACTCCTGGTTATGAGTATATGGCTCATTATATTGGCGCAGGTGGAGCTAAAGCAATTTATGTCAGAAGAAATACTGATATGACTGTACAACAAGCATTAATTGACGCTAAATTGCCGGATCCAGTACATGGTAAAACCAATGAAGAACTAAAAAAAATTAAGGCTTCAAATTTTGAAAATGTATTGGCAGAGCGTGTTAAAAAAGGAACTAATGTACCACATTCTTCAAATAAAACTGGCAGTTCATTAAAATCTTCTTCTGAGGAAAATGCTCAAATGAAAAAAGAATTAAATGCTCAATCACAAACAACAAGAAACAATACAATTGTAATTAACAATATACCATCTGGTGCTTCACCTAATGTAGAAAAAGAAGATGATAGAAGTCCAATGAACAAGAAGGCTAAACAATAATGGATAAATTAAATTACCAACAAGCAAAAGGTGTTAGAAACACATCCTTAAAGGACCTTATTGCGGATGAGTTGATTCGTGGTAAAGGTATTGGTGGTGCCATTGGTGGTGCAATTAGTTTAAGAACACAGGCAAGAGTCAAAGGTATCAAAGAAAAATTTGATCCTTTAAACATTGTAAAGTTTCTGACATTTGGTTCTCGTTTAGGTCCTGCATTATATGGCAGACTTTTTGGTCGTTCCAGAAAAGATATTGAATACTTTACTGGTCGTGCAAAAGCAATAGGTTCAAGAGAAAAAAGAATAGGTGCATTGCCTTCAACTAGTGGTGAAGATACCACTGGAATGAAAGCAGTATTGAATCAAATATTGACTTTCTTAAATAAGAGTCATGAAGATGATATGATTCTCCGTGAAAAAGAAAATAACCTTAGAGAAAGCAATAAACTTGCTGATGATAGGAGACATAAAGATTTATTGAAAGCTTTGGGTGCTAATGTAAAAACTACTGGTACTGCAACCAAAGTAAAAGAAAGTGGTAATGGGTTCTTATCTGGCATTTTGAGTATGATTAATGATTTAAAAAATCAATTAACATCATTTATTGATGGTATCAAAGATGTGCTTGAATTTTCAAAAAATCTATTCAGTGTATTTAAAAGTGTAGGAATTTCTGCTGCTTTCCGTATATTAGGTTTATTAGGCAACCCACTTTTCCTTGCAGCTGCCATAGGTGTTGCAACTTTATATGGTGTTTATAAGTTACTTAAAGACACAGAAAAAGAAAAAGAAGAACTTGCGGCCAAAGGTGATGTTCAAGGATTGCAAAAGAAAATTGAAGATACACAATCAGGTGAAGCGCAACTATATGTTAATCCTGATGATGAAGTACGATATTATTTAAACAAGGCTGCTAAGTCTGGTGCTGAACCTGCAAAACAAGCTTTGACAGATATTGAGAAGAAAGATGAAGGACTAAGACCTAAAACTGAAAAAAGATTCCTTGATGAATATATGAATTCTAAGCGTTTCTATGATAACACTGGAAACAAGAATTATAAGAATATGTTGACGGGTGAAAGACCTGACAAAAAGACATGGGATGAAGCACAGGCGTATGCTGATAAGAAGATGGCAGACAACAACCTGATGAAACAAGGCAATCAAGTACCAGGTCAAAGAAATGCAACCTACGATCCAAGAAGGTTGGACACACAGATGCCAAAGGTACCTGAACCAACTATTGTTACTCCACCAGTTGTAAATCAACCACCAAAGAGTGAAGTATTGAATACTGTAACTAAAGAGAATGTTTCTTTGAATTTACCAAGCAATACCACAGACAAAGCATTACAAGATGCATCGGTAAATAAGGTAATTAATACACCACAAAGAAGTGGTTCTAAAAAGATTCCTATACCTTCTGTTAGGAACTTGGAGGACTCATTCCAACGAATGATAATTAACTCCACAAGAGTAGTCTAAGCAATAAAAAACCCCGCACTAGGCGGGGTCCAAACTAAGTTCTGAGAAAGGAGCTTTAGTTTATTCTTCGGCTAACTTCGCAAAGTATGCCATATCGTCATCATCTTCTGATGCAAGGTCAGGTTCTGCAACTGTTTTCTTAGGTGCAGCCTTCAATTGTTCGACTGTTGTTTTTGCAGCAGGAGCATCACCATTCAAGCCAAGAACCTTTTCCAAACGGTCTTTCAAAGCATCATATGATTTGAATTCTTTGTCAGCAACCAACTCAGCCAAAGAGTTTTCAGACTTCCAAATCTTTTCAAGTTCCGCATCATCGTCAGACAATGGTGATGGAGACATGAATTCAGACTTATCATAGTTCTGATAACCTGCAACTTTAGTAATCTTCAACTTGAAGTTAGCACCTTTCCACAAATCAAATGGATTGATTGGTGTTTCATCTTCAAACTGAGGGTTCATTGCCTCTGTAATCTTCTCAAAAATCTTGGCACCGAACTTGAACAATTTAACTTGTCCTTCGTTCTCTGGATGCTTAGGATCAGAAACGATATACACATTACAGATATAGTTTAGTTTACGCTTTTGTTTGCGTACAATATCTTTGTTTGCTTCAATGCCAGAGTTCCACAATTTGTTGTTGTGTTCACAAACTGGACATTGTTGGTTCTTAGTTGTCAAACAGTTGTCGATTAACCAACCGCCTGGTCCCTGAAAACCATGACCAAAGATTTTAACCCAAGGCAAACCATCGTCACCATCTACTGGTGCTGCGGGTAAGAATCGGATTGTTGCCATGCCGTTGCCTGCTTTATCGACTTCTGGTCGCCAGAATTTTTCTTTGTCGGAGGCATCGCCTGATGAAGCGTTAAGAGCTTCGATTGATTTTTTCAACTTGTCCAGATTGCCTGAACCGGTTTTCAATTTAGAGAAATCTACCATAATTTACCTTTCTAGTATAAACGGAATATAAAATTTTAAAACGGATTGTCCACATTATGCATTATATACTTTTATTTAGGCGTTGTCAAACATAAAGTTTCAACATTGCCAAGGTGGCTGGCACATTGTTATGCCAAATTGCATGTCCACCATTTCTACGCCAATCATCAATAACACTTACAGTATCATCAATAATTAGTGATTCGGAATCTGCATACTTGTACTTGAGACTTTTGCCAGGTACAAAGATGCGTTCAAAAGTAATGCCATGTGCATCAAGCCATTCTTCTTTCTGTGGTGCAATAAATTCATGTCTTTCCTGACTTGCAGTAGAAGAAAGAATCTTTGTTGGTATATCAATACCTTTTAAGAAACTAATCAACTGTTCAGCCTGAGGCATCATATCAAGTGTTGCAAATTGCCTAGTCTCAATAAAGTCATTAAAGAGTTTGCCGAACTGTTTTTTTCTTTCTGCTTGATGAGGTTCTATTTGATACAATTCTTTGTATCGTTTCTCAAAGTCAGCAATCACACCATCCATGTCCAAGTAAATGGTCTTAATAAATTGTTTATGCATAATCTTTGATACTTTCTTTCAAAATACTTACAAATTTATTTTTATCGTAATTGATGAATGGTTGATAACTCAAACATTTCTTTTCATATTCTGGCCAGACAATCGTATCTGATATCTTTTTTGACCACATTGGAAAGAAATTCATAATATCATTCAGTATAACCATCGTTTCAATATTGATAGTGCCTTGCATCACTTCTCTCAACAACAATGGGTATTGTCCATTTTCAACCATCAACATTTCATTTGGTGATTGTGTTGCGTTAAGTAGTCCCATTATATCTTGTTCGAACTGATATGTCAAGCTCTGGTTTCTTTTTTGCCAGTTTTTGTAGTTTTCTTCACCTTCTGCATTGGCAATATCGCCAATCCAGTTTACAGATTTAACCAGAAAATTGGCAACATAGAAATCCCGTAACTCATCTAGTTTGTAATTGCGGGATAACCTGTAGAAGGTATACTTATCTTTTCGCTGGGCAAAGTTGTCTCTTGAAACATTGGTTTTACCGCCATACTTAAAATAATCATAACTATCAGAGGTAAAATGTAATTTGACTGCATTGAATAAAGCATAGGCTGAAAAGCCAGACCCTTCCTCAAAAGTGAAACTCATAGGTTTATAATATCTTTATTTAATATAAGATTTTCCGGCCAATTTTCTACCAAATGAAATTGTGGACATCTATTGTAACCATCATCTGTGCGATTACCTTTCATTTGTAACCACATTATTGCTTTATTGTTTGGTGTAATACACCTTAGAATTGTTCCACTTGGCATAGTTATCCAAACACAATGTTCTTCAATATATTTAATCAATTTAGGTATACTAACTATTTGAACATTTTTCTGGCGCTTGTTTACCCAAACCAAGTATTCTGATTTTTCATCACCACTTAAACTTTCCAATAGTAAACTGGAAATGTTTTTATTGTTTTCATTGAACCAAGTTTCAACATTTTTCCAATTTGGAATATTCTCACTACATAGTCGGGCATGGTCATATTCATATTCTGTTAATTGTATATCTTTTGACCAACTTTTAAATTCTTCAAAATCATTTGTACCAAACCAAAGAGTTAATTTAGAAACAACACCTTTAGGCATACTCAAATCTTCTGCAAGTTTTTTCAATGTCGTTAAATGTACCTGTGTATTTTTACCTGAGGCATTTTTTACAGATATGTTGACTCTTTTTTTATTTTTTAACCCGATAATATCTGACTTAGTTCTAGTTGAACCATCTGTAGTTATTTCATCGAATTTAAAAAATTCAACTAGGTGTTTATGGAGAATGTTGTTTTTCTCCATATCATGTCCTTCATAATATTCTTTACTTGGCATAAGATACTCAAATCTTTTTAATAAAAATTATCTTTTTATTTTCACCTGTAGGTTTAACAAAAAGTTCTTTCAATTCGGTGCTGTTGTTCCATTTCATGGAAGAAGATTTATGTTTTGGTAAACCGGCAGTTTCACCTATTTGACTCCAATTATCCGCTAGATAAACTGCTCCATTTTTACCTGCACCAACAAAGGTAATGATGTGTGTTAAATCATCACCATATCTTCTTTTCCAAGCATCAGCTGACTTTAACCTCAACTGTTTGAGTGTTTGTGTTCCAGCATTCTTAATAGATTTACTGAAACAGAACCGCCAATTATTGGCAATTGAATTGAATTTATTTTTGTATTCTTCCTTAGATAGACCAAGATATCTCAATATATCTTTTGGTGGTGGGTAGACCGATGAACCAATGCCTATCATACCAATACATTCAGGAAATAAAGATGAACCATCATCGTGGTAAATTAACCAATCAATCCTGCGACCAACAGATGAATTTGTTGGTACATAAGAATGATTGTTTTCAATAATATTCTTCACCAACAATTTTTGTTCTGGTGTTATTACTTCAACTAATTCAATCATAGTGGTAGTTTAGCACTCTTTTTCATCATGTTCAAGTTTTCGGCTTCTTCTCTAATCTTGGCCTTTAATGCAGGAGATATTAGAGTAGAAGCCACATCAATTTCCATACCAGTTGTTTCACAGTAGTGAACGATTGTGTCCATAATATTTACATCATTACCAGTTGTAAACTTCTTTTCAATCATTTCACTGAATTCACTAATCTCATTCTTTGTTGGCATTTCAAGTTCTCGTATAAAATAAATGGTTACCTATCTTTGCAACATACTTTAACTTCCACGCCGGATTTACCGATGTGTTGTGATAGTACATTGACTTTGTTTTGTAGATTGTATCATGTAGGCGTTTTTCTGTCAAGGCCTTTTTTGCAACAATTAGGCATTCTTCCCATGCATATTTGTTTCTAACAGGACTAACATTTTCACCAACCCAACTGAATTGGTATGTGCTGCCTGTTTTTTGGTAAACAACATCGCAAACATTAGATGGGAATTTATTACTATTTACACGGTTCATTGTAACCTGTGCTACAGCGAGTTTGCCTTCAAAGGATTCACTTGCGGCTTCATAGTAGATATTTTTTGCCATGCATAGTACTTGTTTTCCTATGTCTTGTGATATGGCAGATTCAAACGAAAATGTTTGTTGTTGTGATGTTAAAGGTAAAAAAACTAAAGTTGAAAGTATTATTGATGACAATAACTTGTTCATCTGTTCTCCTTGTGTGTGTTAAAGGGGGTGAACCCCCTTAACCCTCAGGTAGTTTTTCTGGTGACCTTGACTTCAGGTGCTGTAGAAATATTAGACACGAATCCATTCAAGGTTTGTGCCTTGTTGATAATGTCTTGTTCTGAGGGGATTGTTGGCAGTGGTGGATGTTCAGGTGGTGTTTCACCTTTGGCCTTTGCCGTATCGCATTTGATGTTCCAGTCTTGTGATAGACGGTCTCGTTCTGCGTTATAAGAATCATATAACATGTCTCTAGCCATTTTTAATAGTTCAAGACGAATTTCAAAAGGTGTCATGTTTGACATAGTTTTCTCCTGTGTAATGTGTAAGTGTAGCGGTGGTTTTTTGAATGGGTTCCACCGAACCCATATACTTATTTAGTCGATTAGAAACTACGAGTATATTGTAGACGCCATGCATCTTTTTCTTCGTCACCGTATGAACGGCTCCAACGAACTGCAACTTTGTCTTGTTTGGTTAAATCGTAACCAACTGCTGCATGAACACGGGTTGTTTGATATTCATTTGCAGTATCAAATGCGTTGCGGTAACGACCACCAACATCACCAGTAAAACCAGCAACCAATGGGAACTTAACACCAGCATCAACTGCATAGTGGCTGAAGTGTGATGAACTAGAAACTTTTTCACCCAAACGGCCGCCAACATAGAAAGCACCGATAGATTGTTTTACACGAACTTCCAAACCTTGTGAAAGTGAACCACTTCCAAATGCAGTTTGGCTGTTTTCCATTTTAAGGCTATAGTCAGTAGAACCAACTTTATTACCTACAACCAACGCTTCTTTAATGTTAGATGCGTCTGTTGCACGATTAGTTTCATCAGAATACTCCAATGATGCATAACCTTGTGCCATTGCTGAAACACTCACGACCAAAGTGGCCAAAAATAAACTCAATTTTTTCAAAATTAACTCCTAGTTGTTAAACAAAATGATGGGTTTCTTTTAGAGTAAACCCATCAAAACTCTTTTAACGATTAGCAATATACATAGTGATTTCAAAACCAAAACGCATATCGCTTGCTGCAGGTGTAGACCATTTCATATTAGTTCTCCTATAATGTCACAACGAAATGTTGCAACTGGATTATATATTGAAAAGATATGAAATGTCAAGTAGCGAAAATCATTATTCTGTAGTAGTTTAATTCTGTTACGAGGATAAACTACCAAAAACCCTAGTCAGCGTTTAGGCTGCCAATGCGAACTTTTCATCGTTTGCGTTTACTTGATTTAGTTTTTACACCTACTCTGGTGAGTTGTCCACTTCTGTACTATTTGCCCTGTCGAAACTGTGTCAGGCCCATCAAAAGAACTATTGACTAACATTCCCCCCACATACTGCATTACTGGTGTGGCTAATGCAAAAGTTCTTTTGGTGGACCTGGCCGGCACTGCCCCGGCGTCCAGAACACATTTCTAGTTGCTTCATACAACCATATCTTCACATTATACATTAAATTATAAATTTTGGCAACAGCCTTAGGTTATTGACCATCTAAGGTTATTTGTGCCAGTACCATCACCCCAAGCAGGCACTAAAAGTTGATTATCATTTAATATTGGCAATGTCCAAGAACCAGATATATTTCTTTGACGGCCGCCAGCAACTTGTCGTGTTGAGTATACCCCTGTATATGTACCAGTGGCCCACAGAGATATAGATGTGACTGCGCCTGACCTAGTAATAATATAATATCCAGCATTCATAGATTCGTCTACGTCAAATACAAGACTTACTGTTCTGGTAGTTGATGTTGTGTGAACATTGGTATGATTAATTCCCAAATTGATAAGGTCTGTAACTGTCCAGTTTGTTGTAGAAGACACAAAAACCGAATCTCTTGGTGAATTATATGTTTGTGATCCAGCATTACTATCAGCCCAATAACTTGTCAGTGTTAACGCAACAGGAACAGAAACTGACTGGCCTACAAAACTTCCTGATGTAGGCTTAATTTTTCCTGGTGCTGATATTGGTCCACCACCACCAGCATCGACACCAGATGTAGTAAAACTATATGAAGAAAATGGATTTTTGAACACTCCACCAACAGAACCATAAACTCTTGTAGTATTATTATTAACCCAAGTAACAGTATAACTATTAGTTTCAACCGCTTTGCCGCCTGCACCGCCTGCTGCAACACCTTGACCGCCTGCAGCACCCCAACCACCACCGCCACCAGCAGACAAATATCCTGAGGTTCCACCATTAACCAAATAAGAATTTTCTCCTGGCAGATTGCTGGCACCACCCTTACCCGCATAGGTGTATTTGGTTGGCGCACTAACTGGAGCGTATTCATAACCTCCTGCACCACTAGTACCAGGGAAAATTCGGCCACCACCGCCACCGCCTACTCGTTGATAACCGCCGCCACCACCAGCACCACCACCATATGATTGTTGCGCTCGTATTGTTGATTGTCCATTAACTCCATTTGCGCCAACTTGACCAATTGCGCCGCCAGATCCACCTGCATATGTGGTCGATCCAAACCCAGCACCACCAACACCGCCACCAGCACCGCCGCCGCCACCGGCATAATTATATGCTCCATAACCACCAGACCCACCACCTCCGCCTCCACCACCAATATAAGCACTGGCGTATGTATTGTCTATAATAACATTTGTAGTTATAGATATTGCAGGTCCTCCCGATTCACCGGCAGCAGCTGGACCACCACCGGCACCACCTTTACCCATGATATAACCTTTATTAACTATAGTCAATCCATTTGGAAAAGGGCCACCAGAAGTCAAAGCAGGTAATGATATATTATCACTCCAAATGTAAACACCATTTTCTATTATGAATGTAACATACGATTGTTTGTCCCATCCTTGTGCAACCAAAGTATTGTAAATATTTAAATTTTTTTGATTTGTTGCGATAAGTGAGGTATAAGTTTTTGATTTTCCACGCAACTGGGACATGCTAACACCATCGGATGGATTTCCCTCCACCACTTGGACGATAGAATCATTTAGGTTGATTGTAGTTGATAGTGATTTACCGAGTTCTCTATTTAAATCACTGAATTTAATTTGACCTGTTGGTAATGCCATCAAACACCCCACCAGATGAATACTGCCCCTGTTGTACCAGCACTGGAATACATATTTGTGAAATTTTCAACATCACTTTGAGCAGTGCCACCACCTGAACCTCCAGCACCATAAATTGTACCGGATGTTCCACGCACACCAGAAGCGTATCTGCCACCTAAAGTACCATCAACACCATATCCAACAATCGAAGTTATACTTGTTAAACCAACTGTGTCGGTGATTGTAAATCCTTTTGCAGCTTGGCCACCTATTGTTGTGCCAGAACCTGCATTATATCCTGCTGTGCCAGCACGTGCCACAACTCCGACACTACTACCAACACTACCTGCGGCACCGCCAGTACCTGTTGGTGAATTTATACCTCCGCTGCCGCCTGCTGATGATGCTTTTACTACTCCATTCACAGAAAACGATGTAAGTCCACCTGCGCCACCATTTGAACCTGAAGTATACCTTCCATCTCTGGCACCGCCGCCGCCACCTCCAGCACCAATTACATAATTGACTGTTTGACCAGGCGTCACAGGAATATTTAATACATACATAGCTGTACTTGATCCACCGCCACCGCCACCAGTCGAATATCCAGCGTTTGTTCGGCGAGCAGATCCGCCACCGCCACCACCGCCGCCACCAATTACAAGAACATTAATAGATGTGCCACTGGTTATTGGTAATGTGTATGAAGTGCCTGATGTTAAAATGCCACTGTTTCCTCCCGTGATTTTTTGCTTACCTCGATACGCATTTAAGTCTAAAGTACCGGATGCAGGTACTCCAGAAACAAGTGGATTGACAAATACACCACCTCTATAGTATTCACTAAAACTTATAGGTGCGGTTCCACCAAATTCATTTTGTAAGTCTAGTAGAGATATTGGACCTGTTGCAGGAGTTGTCATTTTTGTTCTTTGTAAAATTGTATTGCTTTTACTAGACCATCTATGTGGTCTTCCGTTTTTTCAATAAACAATCCAGGCGGTTCATTATCAATTGCCATGATAGTAACTAATTGGTGGATAGGTGTACCAACCAATTCTTCATACATCAAAGCGTATGCTGTTTCTTGCCAAAAATAATCTAAAATATCGTCACGCTGTTTGATTCTTTTTGATGTTTTAAAGTCAATGACTGATAGAACACCATCAAACTCAGCAATACAGTCAACACGACCAGCCAACCCTAATTGTTCAGACCACAAGGCCTGTTCCTGATAATGTATATTGTCAATTCTGTCCAGATATGGTACCAAAGCAACAAACATTTCTTTAGCATCTGGCATAATATCGCCAAGTTTATCATTATTTAGGTACCGTTCACATAATGTATGAACATTTGTACCTCTTGATGATGCCTGTCTGGAGATTTTGTTGGCTGCTTCTTCACCAACTCGTTTGCGCCAAGCCATGATTGATGCTTTCTTTTGGGCACCAATGACTGTGGTTACAGAAGGCAACCTTGAACCAGCTGGCGTTACATAATATCGTTTGCCGTCTGGGAATGTTTGTGATGTTAAGTCTGGTAATTTTATAGGAGGACAATAATTGAACATAATATTTTCATAATTTTATTTTGGATACTTATCTTTGATTCGTTTGATTGATGCTTTCCACACATCATAACCACCATGATACAAGGTATCCAACTGTTTGTCAATAGGTGGATACTCTAATTTTCTTTTATCTGCATATGTCAATACAGGTTGGTTTTTCTTATCCTTTTCATTCAAAATTTCTTTTGCTTGAGCATCAGTAATTTGTATAAAATGTGTTGGAATAATATGATCCTGTGAACCATCAAGTTCATAAGCATAAATGTTGTTATCTAAATCTTTATAGTGTTTCATGTTTTATCCTTAACGAAGTTCCCACCAAGCCCAAATTGATGGAGCACCGACTTGTTTTACTGCAGCATATGTTGCTCCAGCTGGAACAATAAAAGAATGTGAACTAATCATTGCTGGTTGTGATGCTGAAGTTTCACCAAATCCACCAACAGTGACACCATTAATTTGAAAATATACATAACTATTATTTTGTGATGGAACCGAAATGGTGATAAGAACCATAATTGGCCTGCTTGTGCTGTTTGTATATGTGGTACCAAGGGATCTGGTTTGGCTTGCCCATGTTTGCCCATAACCAACCACACCGAGGCCGGAACTTGTAGCCGCAGTTGCTTGTGTTGTCCCATCAGGAAAAGTTATTCCTGCGTTTACCATCTTTGTTGCCATTTAATTATTCTCCGTATAAAAGACTTTATAGAGTATTTATTCGTCAAATTCCTAACTTATCACAGGCCACGATAAAGGATTTAACCAAAGAAGAACGAACAATATCATCCGGAGTGAATGTAATCTCAGTGAATTCGGTCATATGTCTTGCAACATTCAAAAATTCTTTCAGACCAGAAACATCATTCTTAGATTTAATTAGGTCATTTTGTTTCAGGTCACCGATGAAAATGATTTTAGACCTATGTCCGACACGGGAAATAACTGACGATAACTCATGGAATGTCATTGACTGTGATTCATCCACCAAAATGATAGCATCATCAATAGAAATACCACGAATTGCCGTGGTAGAAATGAACCTAGCGTGACCTTGTTCCTTTAACCTATCCCATGCATCTGGTCTACCAAACAAAGTTTCACAGATTTCTTTGTAAGGTGTTTCATATATCTCCATCTTCTCATCCAATGTACCAGGAACGAAACCTTGGTCACGAACTTGTACCGCTGAACGAACTACAACGACTTGTTTAAATGGGTTGGTTTTATCTAGGACTTCTTCTAGGCCACGATACATTGCTAAGAATGTCTTGCCTACGCCTGGTGATCCAAATAGACCTATAAAGTAATCACCTGTTTTGTATGCATCAAAGAACTTTTGTTGATTGTTTGTCAGAGCATCAAAAGTTTTTAAGTGGTCTAATTTTATTTTTAATGAGTTAGAAACTGATGGTTGGTGTCTAGTTACTTGTTCTTCATTTTCGATTATCTCAGCTCTAGAACGAGCTGGCATTTTTTTGGTTACCATCAATACCCCTGTTATTTTTATACTTGCAAAAGAAATGCTTCCTTTTTATTTTTCTTTTGCTCTTGTTTCTTATTAAACATTCGCTTTTTTGAAGTTTGTTTCACGGAGGTCTTTTGCTCATCGTCACCTCTCTTTGGAAGAAATAATGCGGGGATTTGTTTTACCATTCACGACTGCCTGCGGTTTTGTGGCCTGCTAATGTGTTCTGTGGTACTTTTTCTTTGATACGATTGATAACATATTTTTCAAATGCTGAATCGTTGCGTTTAGTACCTGGAACTGACATACGAGTAGCATCAGACATAATCGGTAGATTTTCTGCTGAATGGTATTGTTCTAGGTGTGGATTGTCAGCCTTGAATTGGTCAAGGACTGTGTAGGACATACGGTGTTCTGTAATTTCACCTGTCTCTTTGTTACGAAAATCATATGACGGCATTGAACCACTCCGGAGTATTACGAGAATTGACTTTGCCTCGCCATGAAGCAAGGTGTGTCTTATTATTTATATAGTAATTACGATATGACTTGATTGAATCACCGGCAATCTTTACATCATCAGGCATTGCTGGTGTAGGTTCTGTGAAACCAACGCCTTTGGGTATATGTGTTGGTGGTGTATACAGAGCATCAATCAATTTTTCACAGGCGTGATTTTTACCATAACGATAGGTATATTCGTTCATCAATGCAATGAACATTTTATACAGCCATTCATAATTTTCATATGAATGTCTCACCCAAATAGCAGAAGGATGATTGATATGAGTAGCAGAGTAAAGAACAGAGTCACGCTGATCCATAAGCACATATGAAGTTTTTTTGCGTCCAGATGTTGAGAGACCAACGGTAAGAGTACCATCAAGGACACGATGAGCAGTAGAAAGTAATTGAGCATATTCAAGGATCATCTTAATGCAATGTTTATCATTGTGCATTTCTGCACACACTTTTGGGTCATTGTGGAGATAAAAGATATTCATAATTTAATTTTCACTCGTTCAACATCAACAAAATCTTGGCGCAATTGTCTGCCACCATAATTATCATGTTCAAATACAGCAACCTGTAATCCAACTTTCACAATTTCATCTTTATCA